GTCGCGCCGCAATCGCTGCAATGGTCGAGGAGGCCGAAGGTCAGGGCCGCATTGGCGCTACGCCGGGAGGACGCGGTGGCGGTGGTCGTGCCGCAGCAGCCGAAGCGCCAGCGACGACGCCGATGGGTTACGACTCGGAGGCTGCGCAGCGTGAGCTCGCGCGTCTCGAGGAGGACATGGCGACAGAGGCCGACGTTCGACGCATGATGCGTGAGCTCGAAATCGAAGAGCAGAGCGCCGCGAAGGACCGTTCAATTGAGATCGCGACGCAGTTGAATGAAGAACGCGCGCGCCTCGAAAAAGAGCGCATGGACGAGCAGCTGCGTCTTGCTGAAGAGCAAGCGGCACGGATGCAGGAGATCAACGACGCGGTGTTTAGCGCGCTCGAAAGCGCGTTCTCGTCCAGCGTTTCCGCGTGGCTCGACGGCTCTAAGAGCATGGGCGAAGCCGCGCTCGGCATGGTGCGCGACGTCGCACGCGCGCTGACCACGGAGGCCATCGTGCAGGGCTTGAAGCAGACCGCGCTCGGCATCAGCGCGCTCGCGGTCGGCTCACCGACAGCGGCTGGTCACTTCGCGGCGGCTGCAAAGTGGGCCGCTGTCGGCGTCGCAGCAGGCGTCGTCGGCGCATCGAGCGGCGCGTTTGGCGGTGGCGGTGGAGGCGGTGGCGCGCCCGCAGCGGCCACTGGCGGGCCAGCGCTGACGCCTGGCACGGCTGAGGGCGCAGGCACCACGGTCGTCATCAACTGGGGCAGCAGCGGGCTCGTGTACGCTGCAGACCGCGCGCAGCTCGGGCGCGATATCAGCGGCATGATCAGCGAGGCGCACGGTCGTCTCGGGCGAGGGATGTGATGCCGCGTGACCTTTACAGCGCAGCGTTCGACTTCGCGACGCTGAATCTCGGCACCGTCAGCGGCAGCAACGCGGCGGTGTTCGGCGGATCGCTAGCCGGCAACCTTGGATTTACGTCGGGCGCGTATATGCACGGTGCGTTCACGGCGACAGCGGCCGATGGCGTGTCTATCAGCCCGTTCGCGACGAGTGCTGCCGCGCTGATATCAGGACTCGTCGTCGGCTTCGACCCGCAGGAGTGCGAGTATGGGCTCAGCGCCGCGTCGAATTTCACGGTGACGTGGAGCGGCGCGCAGGGCGCTGCGATGGCCGCGATCCTCGGTTTTGACGCGTCATCGAACCTAAGCGGCGCGAACAGCTACACAAGCACGCGCAGGCCGCGCTACCTCATCATCTCGCGCCTCGCAGGCCAGTCGCAGGTGCACGAGACGTATGAGCCCGCAGGACGCATCGCGTACGCGGAAAGCGACAACGGGCAGGCGTACAGCACGCACCCCGACGAGCTCCCCGTATACCGCGACTGGGTGCAGCCCTTTGAGACGCTGAGCGGCCCCACCGATGCGGAGTACGCCGTCAGCCAAGAGGTCGGCGGCACGGCCGTCCGCATCGCCAACGTCGGTGCTGCGACGAAGGTGACGTGGACGTGGGAGCACTTCTTCAAGCACTGCCGCGCGACGCTGCCCTTCTCGCTGATTGACCGCGTCAATGCAACCTCGGGTGAGGGGCTGCTCTACAAGATGCGTGGCGAGGGCGCGCACTTTGACCCCACGCGCATTACGGCTGATTACGACGGCCACTGGACGATCCCGTTTGTGACGCGCTACATCACTGAGGTCGCGCCGTGAGCTGGTCTGACGTCATCGCGCGCGGCTCGGGCGCTATCGCGTATCGCCTCGTCATCGCGGGGCACCCGCTTGAGTTCGTGTCGTCATCGTCGCTCATTGGCGCAGGCACGGAGGACCGCGAGCGCATCGGTGGCCTTGAGGCGCGCAGCGTCCAGTGGGGCGAGTCGCTGGACCCTGCGGCCGTCAAGCTACGCGCGAGCGGATTCACTGCGCGCATCATCGACGACGGCTCAAACCGCACGGGCGACTCGTTCTCAAGGCAGCCGACGCGAATCAATTACCTCTCGTCGTCGGTGAGCGCGACGGCGGTGTCTATCCCGCTGACCAGCACGAACACCGCGAACGGCGATATCTTTTTCCTCGGCAACGAGTGCATGAAGATCACGTCGGGCGGTGGCACTGCCGCGCCGACAGTGACGCGCAATTATCGCGACACTATCGCGACGGCGCACACGGTCGACACGACGCTGGGCCTGACGCGCCCGGAGGTTACCTTCGAGGAGTCGGGCCTCGCCAACGGGCGGCCAAGCATTGAGGGCAGCATCGCGTACCTCTGGGCGTACGGCGACGGCGAGACAGGCGACGGCACGCTGGTATGGCGCGGCATCGTCGCTGCGCAGCCGAAGCTGCGCGACCTGACGACGTGGGAGGTGCAGCTCGACAGCATCGCGAGCGTACTCAATCAAACGCTGAGCGCTGACCTTGCGGAGCCCTCGACGCTGCGCGGCATCAATTACAACGCGCGCACCGCGCCGTTGTTTCAGATCAGCATCCTATCGGGCGCTGACATCGACAGCGCAGTCGCGCACACAGCGACTGTCGGCGGCGCAGACCTCGAGGGCTACTACGAAACGCAAGAGGAGTTTTGCGCGGCGCTTGAGGCGCTGATTCGCACGGCCTCAAGCACCTGGGGCACGCACGCGCTCAATCGCACGTCAGGCCAGCGGCCGTCGCTGGTGCCAACGCCGACGACGACGAGCGCTTGGCGGTTCCTTTACTCGACGCCGTCAAGCTCGCACCGCTGGTGCAACGTCGACACGCTAAACGAAAGCTCTTCACGCATCGATCCGGTTTACTCGGCTGGGCTGCCGATGGTGCGCCAAGGCGATGGCGTGCGCGTGTTCTCGGTGTCCTCAAGCGAATCCTACGAGCCTTACTCGTTTGACCGCATCGAGGGCGCAGGCACCGTGCCTCGCGGCTTCGTCGGCTACCTCAGCGCCGCTATCAGCACGCAGACCATTTACATCGGCGGCAGCATCACGCTCGCGACCGGCGACAGCGTCTCGCTCGAGTGGCCCGCGTTCGACGGCAAGGACGCGCTCACGCGCCAATACGACGTGCTCTCGTGGGACTCCACGACGCGCAAGGCGACGCTGCGCGTGCGGCGCATTCCCGGCCTGATGCCGACAGCGCTTGATCGCTACTACACTGGCACGTCGGTGCCGACCGTCACGAGCTCGCGCACGTATGCTGCTGAGGGTAGCTTTGCGGACTTCCTCATCGCGCTGACCGCGGACTCCCCCACGTACGCACCATCGGGCCGTATGCCGCTGGTGACGACGGAGCACGTCGACACGAGCGCGATCACCACGACGGTCGACGCCGTCTCGCTGGGCCGCGACTGGCTGCGCGCGCGCACGTACGCAGGCGCATCCGACGTCAGCCTCGCGAAGATGATCGAGGACGAGTGCAAGCTCTACGGGCTTGTGCCGTACGTGACAACGGACGGGCGTCTGGCGTTCCGCGAGTTTCGCGCAGGTGCGGCGACTGAGGCTACCAGCTACAGCATCGACGCCAGCAACAACCTTTCGGGCGCGCAGATGCCGGGCTGGGAGCCTAATGCATTTGGGCTTGTCAACACGGTGCAGCTCAAGACTGGTTTTGACCCGCTGACAAGCAAGCACGTCGGCAGGACGTTCGTGGTGCGCGACGCGGCGGCGCTTTCGCGGAACCCGCTGCCCACGATGATGAAGATCGAACCGCGCTCAACGTGGGCCGGTGACGCGGATATCCCGTACTCCGAAGTCCTGGCGATGGCGCAGACGTGGCTCGGAGTGCTGGGTGCCGCGTATGCGACGATCACCGTCGCGTGCACGCTCAGTGCGATCGACGCCGTCATTGGCTCGCAGGTCAGCGTCACCATCGCGCAGCTCCCTGACGTCGACGCTGGCGGTCGCGGCATCGTCGCGGCAAGCGGCGTCGTCATTGGGCGCAAGGTCAAGCCGCTTGATGCCGTCGTGGAGCTGACGGTGCTGACGACACAGGTGCGCATTGCAGGCTATGCACCATCGTCGCTCATCGACACCGTGACGCTCGTCAGCGGCAGCACGTACGATATCGTGCTCGACTTGTCGCAGCCTGCCGGATACGCAGCGACTGGCGCGTGGCAGACCGGCGACCGCGTGCTCATCGCGACGTACGACAATGCGACGCCGAGCGCCGCAGAACTCACCGTGACGACCGTGACCGTGTCGACGCGAACGGTGCGCGCCACGCTCACGGCAGGCACTATTCCTACCGGCACGCGCACGCTCGAATATGAAGCCGCCAGCGTCGTGCAGACATCGCAGGAGCGTTACGCGTTCATCGCTGTCGGCGCGCCAGACAACAACATCCCATTCGCGTCGGGCAACGCACCGCCGCGGCAGTTCGCGAGCTGAGGGGCCATGAGCACCAGCGCACAAGGCGGTTTGATTCGCGGCATCGCGACGACGCTTGCGGACTACGAGGAGCAGCCCGTCCGCACGTCGACGTGGCGCAGCATCAGCAACAACTGGAACCACATCGCCGACGAGCGCTCGCGCACGCTGGTCTGCTGGGCCGCTGAAAGCACGACCACTGGCGGCATCGGCAACAGCAAGGGCTCAAGCGTCTGGGGGCGGCTCGTGAGCTTCGGGCCGTTTCCGTTGCTCGTCGGCGCTGATGGCAGACCGTACACCGTGCGCCTTGCTGTCGGCGGCCGATCGACCGCGAGCGCGTACCTACGCATTGGCGTGTGCGTCGCGGGCACTGCCAACGAGCAGATGGGACTCACGACCGCGCCAGCAAACGTGCTTGAAACTGCGGCCTTCAACAACGCGACCAACCTCTGGCGCATTGACGGCTACGTCACGCTCGACGCGGAGTTCGTGAACTACGCAATCGTGAATGGGCTCTCAGGCACGTCGCCGTCGAGCGTCGCTGCGGTGCTCGTGACCGTCGAGGTCTGGGCGAAAGCTGCGTCGACGTCGACGGTTTACGCCACGCAGGCATACGCCGCAGAGCAGGTGGCGCTATGACCGCGACAGTTCCGGCAACGCGCACCATCATCGCAGAAGCCGACGTCGTCACGGGGCAGGCCGTACGCGCGCGGACGTGGCTTGACGCGGGCGAGCTGGCAAACTGGTGCGGCGGCAACGGCGAGGTGTTGGTGCCTGCGTTCGCGCCAAACTTTGCGCTCACCGCAGGTTCGGCCGCGACGTGGTATTTCCGCGTCACGCCACCGGGGCGCGCGGTGCGCCGCACATGGCACTTGTGGCTGAGCGGCAATGCAGCGCTCGAGTTCAAGGACACATCGAGCGCCACGCAGAACTACATCATCGCGGACTCGGGCACGCTGCTCGTGTATCAGGAAGATTTGAGCGCAAAGAGTGCCGCGCTGCAAACCATCAACTTCACGCTGACCAACGCGGCCTCGAGCGCGACGGTCACCGTCCTTGGCGTGACGTGCTTTGAGGCTCCGCGCATTACGCTCGACGGTGACGCGGCAGACCTCGGCGTGGAGCTCACAACGCTGTCGGTGCGCGAGCCCATCGAGGCGCGCGATTATTCGTCCGTGGGCGGCATCGCGCTCGCGCTCACGAGTCCGCAGCGGCGGCAGTATCTCAACATCGCACGGCCTCGCACGACGACTGACGCGTGGTCGACGACGAGCGGCACGCTGGTGGACCTGCTGGTAGAGGTTCCGATTCTCGCGCGGAAGCTGCTGCCCAGCGACACCACGGGCAACGTACGATTTGCGGCCTACGTCAGCGCCAGCAATGGCACGACGAGCGGCGAGATCGATATCACCAACAGCGCGACCGGCAACAACGTGACGATCACCGCGACGACACCCGGCACTGGCTGGTCGTGGGTGACCGTCGACTTCCCTGCGGACATTCTGTGCGAAGACCTCACCGAAGCGTCTGGCTGGCCTGATGGCGCGCTGCTGACAGTAGCAGCGAAGGTGCTGTCGATTCAGTTTCGGCGCAGCGCAGGCGCTGGCACTTTCTACGTCGCGACCATCGCGGCCGTCGAGTATTGAGCGCCACGCGCGCGAGGAGATAGACCATGAGCGAGACGATTCTTCGTGAGGACGCCGATATCCTGCCGCCTGAACAGGATGCGATTTCGCAGGTCACGATGACCGCTGCGACGGCGACGGCCGCGCAAGACACCGGCGTCACTGGCGCGACGAACGCGCTTGGGCCGCAGTTCGTGACGTTCTGCTCGACGGCCGAGTTTTTCATCGTGTTTTCAAAGGACGGCACGTCGACCATCACCACGCCGGTCGTCAGCACCGCGACGTGTTTCGGGCCGTTCCCTGCGAGCGTGCAAGTGCCATTTCGCGTGACGCCGCAGCAGCGCTACTTCCGCGCCATCTCGACTCCGGGCGGGACGCTGAAATGGTATCGGTCCAACGGACCGGGAGTCCTCTGAAATGACGCGTCGTCTCGCTGGCGCGCGCGGAGGCCGTCGCGGCGTCGTGTATCGGGGTGGCGATCAGCCGCTCGTGTCGTTCGGCGCAGGCACTTTCACGCGCTCGAGCGAGGCCAGTTTCTACACGGCAGCACCCGGCGGCGCTGGCTCGACGTTCATCTCGTGGGCTGCTAGCAACGTACTCCGATACGACGCAATCGATGGCACGAGCCTCGCGCTCTTCGAGGGCTCGCAGTCGAATCTCTGCCCGTACAGCGAAGACCTGAATCAAGCGGCGTGGGTGAAGACCGGCGCAACCATCAGCGGCACCACGGCGACTGCGCCTGATGGCGAAGCTGACTGCTGCACCGTTGCGTTTACCGCGTCGGCGTCGGATATGGTGATGCAGCAGGTGACCGGCACGGCCGACGCGACGACGTATCTCGCGACGGTATTCGCGCGTCGCACAAGCGGCAGCGGCAACATTCGATTGCGAGTCGTCGATCGCGCTGGCGTCGCCACGACGTCAGCCGATCAAGCGATCTCCACTACGTGGACGCGCATTGAGTACGCAGTGTCGTGGGGCACTGGCGCGACTACGCCAGAGGTCGGCATCATCAACGGCACGGCGGGCACCGCGCAGAGCGTTGAGGTGTGGGGATTCGACGTCAAGAGCACGGCCGCGCTCACTGCTCCGACAAGCTATATCCGCACGACGGCAACGTCTGCGACGCGCGCGCTCGACGTTCTGACGTACGGCTCAGCGCCGTCGCGCATGGCGACGGGCAAGTGGTCGTTCGCTTGTCGGCCGCTGTACGGGACTGCGGATACTGTCGGCGCGCGCGGCGCGCCATTCGCGTTTAGCAGTACCGAAGATGACGTCATCAATGTCTTCACCAACGCGTTTCAAGCCTTGAACAACGCGGCCGTCGCGTACACGCGCACTGGGCTGTCGTTCTCGCGGAATCAAGCGATGACGATCACGCCTGATTGCGGCGCATTCACGCTGACGGTCAGCGGCGCGACTGCTGGCAACGGCACCGGCGCTGTCGGCGTCGATGCTGCATTTGGTACGGCGCACCTTCGCGTTGGCTCCAATTTCAGCGGCGCGCGCCCGCTCTTTGCGCGCATCGGGGAGCCCTATGCCGCAACGTGAGGTCGCCATCTTCGTCTGCCAGTGCGTCGTGATCGATGGCGTGACGATGCCTGTCGCGCCGTGGGTGGATACCTATCGCGAGGACGATGCGTGGATGACGGTCTGGCACGAGGGGCGTCTCGTTGCGCCTGACGATTTCGCGCACGTTCGCGCGCTGACGACGCCGACTCTGGCGGGGCCATCTGCGGCGTTCTTCGTGTTCGCGTTGCCCGATGCGCTGGCGGCAATGGCTGTGAGCGCGTCCACGGTCTGGTTCAGCTTCTCGGCGCTGCGCGACGACGACAGCGCAGAGGCCGTCGCTGTGCGTGCTGCGTGGCTCGGGCCTGAGCTCGTCCTCGACGCGCGCATGGCGGGCTATCTCGACGTGCCGGTGCAGGCAGCGCTATGACGACGAGGTGTTGCGATGATGGTTTGGCAGCTCATCGCAGCATTGGCCGCGACACCATCGGCGCTCGTCATCGTGCGCGGCCTCGTGCGTCGGCTGGACGGCCAGTCGCGATCGGCGTCGAAGGAAGTCGATTACTTGCGCGCCGAACTCGTGCGTGAGCGCGCGGATTGCGACGAGGAGCGCCGCGAGTACGAGGAGCGCATCGCCGCGCAGGCCAAGTCGTATGCGAAGCTCACCGTCGAGAAGGCTGAGCGCGACGCACGCATCTTCGAATTGAAGCAGCAGCTCGCGCAAGCCGAGCGTGAACGTGATCAGGCGAACACGGTGGCCGCGTGGATGGCCGCGCAGAAAGGCAGCGGAGAATGACGAAGAAGAAGCCGAAGATTGCCGTGACGCTGCCGATGGTCGGTGGCTGGCTGCTGACCCTGTCGATGGTGCTCGCGGCTGTGCTGCCGGTGCTGCCCGCGGCGACTCCGACGTGGCTGCGCGAGCTGCTCGCCGTCGCCGCTGTCGCCATCGCCGCGACGCTCCAGTCGTGGCGTCAGCCGCCGAGCGGGGACGCGCCATGACAGCCACGCTGCGGAGCGCTGAGTTTCAGCGCAAGGCTGGCATCGTCGCGGGCTTCGCGTGGCTGCTCGCGATGGCGGGCCTGACGCTGGCTGCGTGCCTGTCGGGCGGCTGCGGTGCGTCGGCGCTCCAGGTGCACGCTGGCGTCGCTGACGCGACTGGCGAGGCGATCACGGCCGCGGGCGCAGAGCTGCTCGAGCATCGCGAGCGCGCGCTGCACGAGGCCATCGATGCCGCGCCGACGCGCGAGGTCGCGGAGCAGGGCGTCGAGGTCGTGCGCGAGCGCTACGAGTCCGCTGTGCTCGCATACGACGCGCTGCGCCTCGCGCACGACGCGTACGTGGACGTGCTCGTCCTCGCGGCCGCTGGCGACGTGGACGACCCGGCGCGATGGGCGCGCATCGCCGCGCGCGTCGTCGTTGCGTGGCAGGCATGGGCCGAGACGGGCCGTGCGCTGGCGCTCGACGTGCCCGCGCCACCGGCGATGCTGCTCTCGATGGCCGTGCTTGCAGGAGGCTCCGATGTCGCTGAGTGAAATCCTCGCGTCGCTGTCAAGCGTATCGCAGTCCGCGACATTCGCGCTGCCGGCTGGTCATCCGCGCGACGTCGCCGCCATCCTGCACGCGGCGCTCGGGGTCGCCGCTCGTCTCTCGCAGACGGGCCGAACGCGCACGCAGATCGTCGACGCTATCCGGCGCGTCGTGGACATCGAGGACGACGTCGCCGCGCAGGACGCAGCCGCATCCGCGCGCATAGCAGCCCGCTTTGGCGCGTCGGATGAGTGACCCGCGCCCTACGCTGGACGAGGCGCGTGACGCGCTCCTGCGGGCTGCTGTGGCGCTCGTGCGGGCACGTAAGGCCGACGTGGCGCGGGCGCGCGAGCAGGAGCTGATGCGCGAGCTTGAGGACGCGGCGCGCCGCTTCTGGACGGCGTCGTGAGGCAGCAGCTGGTGAGGCTGGCGAGCACGCTGGTCCTCGAGCACGCGCTGATGCTGCGCGGCGCGCTATACACACTCGGGCACGACGGCTGCGCGTCTCGCGTGTGGTCGCGCGCGACGGCCGTGGCCGGCTGGCTGGACGAGAAGGCGAGGAGACGATGACGACGTTCGATCCGATCGATGGGCGCACGCTGACGCCGCGCTGCTGGTGGGAGCCTCCCGGCGAGGGCTGCCGCCGTCGCAAGCGCCCGCCGCGCGCGGTGGTCTGGCACTGGACCGCTGGCGAGCGTCCTGCGGAGGCCGTGTGCACGACGCTGCGCAATCGCAAGTTGTCGGTTCACTACGTCATCGACCCGGACGGCCGCGTCGTCCAGTGCGCGGACCCGGTCGCGACCGTCACCTATCACGCAGGCCTCGCCAACGAGTGGACCATCGGCGTCGAGGTCGTCTCGAAAGGCACGCAGCCTGCGTCGCCAGCGCGGCCTCGCCCGCCTATCGCGTGCCGCGTGCACGGGCGTCACGTCGCAGGCTTGGATTTCCTGCCCGCGCAGTACGCGTCCATCATCGCGCTCGCGGAGCAGCTCAGCGCCGACTACGGCATTCCGCGCGCGTGCGCCGGTACTCAGCCGATGGTGATGACGCCGGGTGTGCAGAGCACGTTTAGCGGGCACCTCGAGCACGCACACCTCAGCGCGGGCAAGGTGGACTCAGGCGGTTTGGTCATGCGCTTCCTGCGCGAGCACTGGAAGATTTGAGGAGGTAATCACATGGCTGTTCAACTTTCTGTCGCAGTCCGTAACGCGCGCCTCGACGCTATCGAGACGTCCATCGGCACGAGCGCCGTGCTTCGCATTCGCACTGGAGCGCCGCCCGCGACGTGCGCCACTGCCGACTCGGGCACCGTTCTCGCGACGTTGAATCTTCCCACGGACTGGATGGCGGCGGCGGCGAGCGGCAGCAAGGCCAAGTCGGGCACGTGGGAGGACTTGACCGCTGACGCGACAGGCACTGCCGCGCACTTCCGCGTCTATGACAGCGGCGGCACGGTGTGCGGCATTCAGGGCACCGTGACCGCGACGGGCGGCGGCGGCGACATGACGCTCGACAACACGTCGATCGCGTCTGGTCAGGCCGTGAGCATCACGACATTCACCTTGACTGACGCGAATAGCTGATGCGCTGCGCCGATTGCCACGGTACAGGCCAGCATCCGGCCGAGACGCAGTGCGCGCTCTGCGAGGGGCGCGGCCACGACGACTCGGGCATCGGCTGGCCTACCGAGAGCGAAGACGACCCCATTCCCGCAGGCGAGGAGTAGCGCATGGCGATCACGACTCTCGACGGCCTTATCGGCGCAACCAAGCAGCGCGTGCGCTGGACCAAGACGGCCACGCGCACGACGGTCGCAAACGGCTGGTTTTCGCTCATCGACCTCGCTGGCCAGCCCGGCGCAGGCGTGCTCGCGGGCACGTCGACAGCGGCCGGTATCGTGCCGACTGACGCGACCGCGGGTTACCCGATTATCAACGCGTTCGGCGGTGGCGCGAGCGGATATCTCGGCCGCGTCTCATTCGGCAACACGGTCGCTTGTCGCATTGCGGTGTTTGACCGCGTGTTCCATGCGGGCGCGTATGCGTTCAACGCGAATACCGCGCTCACGGCACAACCTTCGTTTTCCGGCCGAGTGCCCGGTACCAACTACGCGGGGCTTGAGATTTGGTGTGAGCAAGTGACTGCCGCAACAGGCAACCAAGCCGTCAACGTCACCTATACCAACCAAGACGGCACTGGCTCTCGCACGACTGGCGCTGTCGGTATCGGTGCTGCGCAGACGGTCGGGCGCTGCTGGCAACTGCCGCTGCAAAGCGGCGACTCCGGCGTGCAACTCATCACCAACGTGCAGGGCAGCACGGCGACTGTCGGTACCTTCAACGTGATGGTGCTTCGCAGGTTGGCTGAAGGCCGCGTGCCTATCGCCAACGGCCTCGATCGTCAGTCAGTGATTGACGTCGGCGCGCTGCTGCAGGTCTATGCGGACTCCGCGTTCTACGTGATGATCGCGGCCGACTCGACGTCGAGCGGTCTGCCCGACGTGGATTTCCAAGTCGTCAACGGCTGAGCGGAGGTAGACGATGGCGACGTCACTCGACCGCAGCCTCGTCGGCCTACTCGGTAGCATCGAGGTTTTTGGCCTCGGTGACCCTGCACCCGGCATCACCGGCACGCTGACGGCGACGCTCGGCGCGCTCACGTCGAGCAGCGCGGGCACGGTCGCAATCGACGGCGACGCGAGCATCACGCTCGGCGCGCTCACGTCGTCGTCGGCCGGGACGGTCGCGATCGACGGCGACCTGACCGCGACGCTGGGCGCGGCGACTGTCTCGAGCACGGGCACCGTCGCGACGCCGAGTATCACCGGCACGCTCGCGGTTACGCTCGGCACGCTGACCGTCAGCAGCGCCGCTGCCGTGCGCGTCGCTGGCGCGCTGACCGTCACCCTCGGGGCGGCGACGCTCGCCAGCGCCGCTACAGTCCGCGTGGACGGAGCGGCCACTGCGACGCTCGGGGCAGCGACGTCGGCCGCATCAGGCGGCGTCCTCGTGGCGGCAACAACCAGCGTCACGCTCGGCGAGCTGACGGCAGCGTCTACGGCACGCGTCGACCCGATCGGCACGCTCGACGTAGTGCTCGGCACGCTCACCGCGACGGCGACCGCTCAGCAGACGACGCGCGGCGAGGTCGGCGTCACGCTGGGCGCGCTCGAGCTGCTGGCGTCCAACGTGCCCTTCGTGCCCTCGGCTGAGCGCACGCGCCGCGTACCGTCGCCGCCGCGCATCATGGACGCCGTCATCGAGGTCCGCGCCGACGAGGTGCCCGCGCAGCCTCGCGCAGCAGACGTGCCCGCACCGACACGCATCGCCACCACAGCGCGGCCCAGCCGCATCACGAGGGCCGCATGACCACGAAATACGCCGACGACGTGCTCGACTACTCGCTCGCGTTCGAGCTTGCCAGCGGCGAGGCCATCGCGTCCGCGACGTGGACGGTCACCCGCACGACGACGGGCGCAGCGACTGGCAGCGATCTCGCGATCGGCACCGGCCCACGCGCGCCAACGAACAGCGGCTCAACGGCGACGGTCTGGCTCAGCGGCGGTCGCGTCGGTGAGTCGTGGCTCGCGAGCGTCGTCATCACCACGGACGCCACGCCAGCACGCACGCTCGCGGGGTCGATGCTGGTGACCATCGCCGCGCTCTAGTCTCCCCTCGGCGTCGGTAGCCTCCTCGCCGCGCCCGTGTGCCCCGCATCCCTCGCCTTCGGGCTGGGGATGCGGGGCATTTCGTTTTCCGTCAGCGCCGCGCCAGCGTCGTGACTTCGACGCGTCCGCAGCCGTACGCTACGCGCGCGCCCAGCCCGATGCCGCGCGACGCAGCCTCGAGGACGTAGCGCGTCGATGCATCGCAGACGAGGTCGACGGTGCCGACGAGGCCGTCAACGCGCCCGACCTTGCCGCGGTAGTAGACCGGCACGTACTCAGTGCGCGCGTCGAGCACTGACAGCGTCAGCTCGCCGGGGAACAACTCAAGCTTGCGCGCCGTCGACCACGCTGCCGACGTGATCGCGCGCGTGTCAGCAGTGCGCGCCGATACCTTGCGCCCGTCGCTCTGCGTCGATGAGACGACAAGCGGCGTGCGCAGCGTCAGTCGCGCGAGGTGCACGCCTGCGGTGTAGCGCGGTGGCGCGTGCATCCGCATCTGCGGGCCGAAGCGCAGCGTCACGTCACGACGCCCGATGCGCGATGCGCGAGACGTCATGGACAGCGCCGCTGCATCGGCCTCGCTCCACCACGCGACGGCCCAGCCCGACGAGCACGCCCACGGCACCAGCGTCCAGTCGCTGCGCATATGCGCGCCCGGTGGCTGATGCCCGCGGCCGAGCGCGCCGGTGATCGCCGCGTGCAGCCAGGAGCACTCGTGCAGCTCGAGCGGGCGCGCATAGCCGTCCAGCGCGATGGGCGTGCCGACGCAGAGCACGTCGCGGTCGAGCGTCGCGCAGGGACGCAGCCAATCGACATCAGCGGTCACGGAAAGCGCGGTCATGCCGTCACCGGATAGATAAGGCGCGGCACACACGCATCAAAGCTCGGCGGCTCGGCGACGTCTCGCGCGTGCTGCGCCTCGATGCGCTTGATGTCGTCGCGGTAGTAGCGCCACTCGTGCTCGCGGCGACCAAACTCTTCGGCATACAGTCCCCACAAGTTGTTGCAGCGCACGCGGCCTCTGTCGTACGCGCCGCCGAGCGTGCACGGGTAGACGCTGTGTAGCGGGTAGTCGAGCAGCCGCGCAAAGACGTCTTCGCTCTTCCAGTATCCGAGTGGTCTGCCCGTGTTCGCATCCTCATCGCCAAGGCCTAGCCCGCGCACGACGCGCTTGCGGATGCCTGATTCTTCGGCGCGAATGCCGCTCACATAACGCTTGCCGAAGCGTCGAGCAGCAGTCGCAAATCCGACCTTGTACGCGAGATTAGTATCGTAGCGGTTAGTCGACGGCTTAGGCTGGCAACGCACGCGGACCTCGTAGTAGCGCTCGCGCAGCGCCGGATAGAGCGCAAACCACGCATCACGCAGCGGCGCGCAGTCCGGGTTCTGCACAGGCTCGATGACGATGTGGACGAGCGGCCAGTCGCATTCCGTCTCGACCAGCAGCGACAGCAGCGCCGTCGAGTCTTTGCCCCACGAAATGCCGATGTAGCCGCGCTCGCCCTCCACGAAGTCAAGCAGCGCCTGACGTGCGCGGTCGACGCGACGACGGTGCACGTCAGTCGCGCGCCACACGGAGTCCGTCTTCGCGCGCGCCAGCCACACGCGCCAGTCCTCATCGCTGCACCGCAGACGCAGCACCTCGTCGCGCGTCAGAGCGGGCACGCGATCTCCTCTTCGCGAGCGCGCGTCCAGTACGGCGGGCGCACGCAGCCGATGCGCGTCGAGTAGTCGCGCAGGCCGGGCACGTCGAGCGGCAGATGACGCATCGGCACGCCCTCGATGCTCAGCGTCGGGAAGCCTTGCCACGTCTCGTCCATCTCCTCGACGCGCCACGCGAGCACAGTGCCCTCGCCAGCCGCGCGACGACGGCCGAGACGCGATACCAGCGACAGCAGCTCGCGCACGCCCTCCGCGTCTCCGATGGCATACCAGTGCAGCTCGCGCACGTGCATCGCTTCCACGGGGATTCGGTAGCTCTTGCAGCTGCCCTCCGAGAGCTGCACGCGTCGCACGGTCGGCCCGCCGAGAGCAATCGCCTCTTGCAGCGGGAAGCGCCGATTCAACCAGCGATGCTCGCGCGCCTCGACGTGCGCGAGACTCGTCGTGCACTGGTAGTAGCGCCCGCATGATGAGAGCGCGATTGGTATGTCGAGCGGCTGCGCCTCGACGGCGTCGCGCTGCGTGTAGAGCGGCGGCGCGTCGTCGCGGCGTGCGACAGCGGCCATGAGCAGCGCGTCGAGATGGATGCCCTCGACGGGCAGAATCAGGCGCGTCTCCATCGTCGCGACGACGCGCAGCGGGGTCACGCCTGCACCTTCTCGAGCATCGATTTGAGCGCGTCGGCCCGCTCCGCAACGTGCGCGCGGAAGCGTGCAATCTCGGGCGCGCGGTTGTCGCCAGTGACGGCAAGCGCATCCAAGCTCTCGGGCGACGTCGACACGTCGCGCTCGAGTCCGCGTGCGGCGATCGGCACCAGCAGCCCGTGGCCGGTGCCCTTCTTGCCGCCGACGCGTGCGCGACTGAGGAACGCCGCGAGCATGACGTAGAGCGTGTCGCGCTCGAGCTGCGAGTGCGTCGTCGCATCGAGCCGCCAGATGAACAGCGAGCCTGCCGACAGCGTTTCGTACGTGAACGGCATCATCGTCGACTTCTCGCGGTCCTTGCCCGATGCGTCGTCGCGCGCGCTGGCGACCTCGCTCGCGAGCAAGCGATTCTCGGTCTTGAGTTGCTCGCCGCCGCTCAGCAGCAATCGCTTCTTTGTGTCGAGCGTGGGGTCCATCCTCACGCGCTGCACGAGTTCGACGTGCTCACGCGCGCTCGACGTCTCCGCGCCCTCGTGCGTCAAGTGCTCGACAACCCACGTAGGCGTCAGGTGCATCCACTCATCGCAGACGAGCATCGCGTCACCGCACTCGATCTTGCCAGGCTCGATGCGATTGCCGATGCACCCGCCGAGCAGCCCGATGTGCGGCATCAGCTCGCGCAGCTTGCGCGCGTCATCGATCTTCACGACCTCGTTTGCAGCGCCAAGCACCATGCCGCCTGAGAACAGCAGACGCAGCGCAGCCTCGGTGAGCCCCGGCCCGCCCGTCAGCATCCCCGCGGCCTCGAGCAGCGCATACGTCCCGGCCTCGCGCAGCCCGTGGCGCATGGTGTCTCCGGTGATGTACGGGATACGCGTCCAGCGTCCTGACGGCAGCCGCACCTTGCGGCGCATAGCGATCTGCGTATTGCCGACCGTACCCTCGGCGTGCGCAATGGGCTGCTCCGCGCGCAACAGAATCTCGATCTTGTGACGTTCCATCACTTGCTCTCCTCTCGCGCGGCCTTGCGCCGCTCAGCCTCGACGCGCGCACGCGCCATCAGATATCCCAGTTCGCTCTCGAGCAGTCCGATCCACAGCATGGGGTCGGCGTCCATCGCGCCAACGAGCAAGGTCGCGGTGTTAGAAAAGGCTGAGCTGGGCGCGCTGAGATTCAGGCCGCGCCGCAGCGTCGACACCAACTGCTCCGCGCTGCCGCTCGTCCTCATCGCTGCTGCGAGCCGGTCCTGCAACTGGTCCCAGTGCTTCAAGGGGTTGGCTCCGTTCGCCAAGTACTCCGCTCGCGCTTCCATCAGCAGCGCCACCGCTGCGTCCCGCACTACGTCCGCTCTTTGTTCGTCGTGCATCTCGCGTCTCCTTTTCCAGCGCCATGCGCTCTGCTGCTGCGACCTCGTCGCGCTGCGACAACCACAGCGCCAACTCCCACCATCCACCGCCGCGCGCGTGCCCGTGCTCGCGCTCTAACCGGCGCACCAACTCCTCGGCCAACTGCCACGACCTCGACGTGTACTGGCCCGTTTCGATGTCGGCCTTCGTGACGCCTGCGGTCAATGCGGCCGTCATCGTGTCAACTAGCGCCCAGTCACCGATCTCGACGTCGCGCTGCTCGAGCCGGACGACGCCTGCGCCGCGATGACGAGGCGCATTGACACGCACCCACGGGAGGACGTGCTTCTGCCCACTGTCCGCGATAGCAGCCCACCACGCGCCGACCTTCGGCGCACGCAGCCAGTCGCGAATCAGAGGCTTGCTTCCCTTGTTCGCAAACACATAGCCGCGCTCGTCGTGCATATGCGAGAACAGCCGTAGATTGACACCCTTCTTGCCGGGCTCCGCTGGCGGGTATCCAGGTGGCTGCACCCACGAGTGCGCGTAGATACACGGCTCGCAGATGCGGTCGCTGAGGCCGTGCCCGTAGAGCTTGTTTTGGTCAGTGAAGCTCGCGCCCTGCCAGCGCTTGTACAGCGCCGTCCGCGGCCATTCGCGCGCGCAGACGACGCACGCTGCGGCCGTGTCCTCGCAGCCGTCCTGCGCGGGCATACCAGCCGCGCGGAACACGTCGCGTGCGGCGGTCATGGCGAGAGCTTCGCCAACTGGTCGCGCAGCGCTACGGCCTGCTCAAGCGCTTCCTCGGCGCGGTGATACTCCCGCTCACGCCCGTCGAGCGCTTGCCGCAGCTCGGCCTGCACGCGGCGCAGCGTCGTCGCCGTGTCGTCGCGCTGCACCTCGCAGCGCCGCAACTCCGCGCGCACGAGGCCCAGCTGCTGGATGAGTTCTGCGATCTGGTCACGCTCTGTCATCAGGCTGCTCCCTTCCGAGATAATCGCGCGCAATCCACAGAGTGCTCGCCGTGTCCTCGCCGTTGTCGATCGCGCGCACGAGTTCGCCCAGCAGCATCTTCGCCGTGCGCTCGGTGGACTGCTCACCGCTCAGCGCCTCGTGCGCCTCGCGCATCTCATCGAGCCGCAGCACGGCCTGCTGAGCCTGCCGCGACGTGCGGCCGTGCTCGGCGCGCAACGCAGCAACGCGGGCCTTCTGCTCGCGCAATGCGATGGCGAGCACGCCGATGGCAACGCGGCGCACGTCGGCGGGCGTCACAGACCCTCACCACGCAGCGCAGCACGAACCTCGTCGATCACGCTGTCAGCGGTAGCCTCAAGGTGCATATCGACGTAGCGCGGTCCGCGCTGCGTAACAGCCTCTACGAGTCGCAGCCGCGCGTGCAGCTCCTCGACCTTCGCCGCCAGCTGGTCGCGCTCGCGGATAAGCGCCGTCGCCGCCGTCTCGTCAGCGCGCCAGTGGATGGTCGAGCGCCCGTCGCGCATGGCGCGCACGACGAGCGCTTGGTCCGCAGCCATGCCGCCCACGCGCGCGTCGCAGATGGCGTCGATGACGCGCGATGCCTCCTCAAGGTCGAGGTCGCCGTGCTGCACGCTGTAGAGCACTTCGTACGTCGCGCCCCCGTGCGCGCCATGCTTGACGACCAGCGCGTGCGCCCGCTCGCTCGCAGCGGTGCAGCCGTCGCACGTAATCTCGGTGACGTCGTCGCTCATGGCTGTTCTTCCGACGCAAGCTGTTGCTCAAGCTCTGCAACGCGACGCGCGAGCTGCTGGATGCGCGCCTTTGCCGCCAGCTGCTGTTCAAGTTCTGCGACGCGCTCCTCGAGCTGCTTCTCGCGCGTCGAGGCCGTCGCATCTTGCGGGCGCTTCGTCGTGTCCAACGACAGCTGAAGCTCTGGCGCATCTTCGTCCTGCAAATCAGGAGGCGGCTGAAACAGCTTCGGAGCCTGCGGCGGCGCGACAGTACGCTCAGCCATAGGCTCGCACGGGATGCGGGCTTCGAAATGGTTGGTCAATTGGAGTCGGATAAACCCATCACGAGACAAATGCAAAATCGCAACCTGTACGGAACGAACGTCAATTCCGCAACGCGCTGCAATGCTGTGCACGTTTCGAGAGTCGCGCCCCGGTGTGGGATTGCGATCGCTACTCGCCCATTCACAAACATCCATCAAGACGATGCGATCAACCGGCTTGATATCGTGGCGTGAGCAGATCATCCAATCGAACCGAAGCGACGGCGCGACAAGCGCCACGGGCAAGATTTCCACGCGACGTCGCCGCGACAGCTTTTCATGCAGCTTAACAAACCCTTGGTTTGCGAGCCGATGCAGGGCATCGTGCGTCGTCGTTTCGGGCAACCCGCACATCTGCGACGTGATGCTCGAGGGAGGAAGTTCAACGATGCGATTCTGCTGCGCGTCGAGGGTCGGCTTTTTTGGCTGCATCTCAAAAACCGTCCGCACGAACGTCAAGACGATCTTGTCGTATGCCGTGAGGGCGGTGTTTCCGAGAACCGACGTCGACAGCCAACCATAATTACCGGGCTTCCACTGTTCCATGTGCGTCTCCTAATTCGACTCGTGTTGTTATTGCGATTTCTCTACGTCATTGATCAAGCTTTCCAACCACGCGCACTTCCGCGCGATGCCCTCTGCGAGCGTGCCGCCGCACCACGCCGCTCCCAGCGCAGCGCGTGCGGCCTCAAGCTCCGCGCGCAGTGCGTCGCGCTCGACGGTCACTGCGCGCAGCTGGCGCGCGAGCTGCTCGGCGTCGTCAGGCCGCGCCGTCATTCCGTCATATTCCGATGATGCTCGCGCCCGATTTCAGCGAGGCCGCGCATAAGCGCGATTTTCAGTACCGTGGCGCGTTCGACGCGGAAGGCCGCGTATTCGGGCAGCGCGGCGAGCACGCCGATGAGCGCCTCCGCATGATCCAAGGCAAACTCGGGGAGGCGGATGGAAACTTGTTTCTCGGATTTATCGGGCATGATTTTCCCTTTGTGAGTAATAGTAACCAAGCCGCCGGCCTGCACTGTCGGACCATCTTCGTTCATCGGAAGTCCGGCATTGAAGCGATCATTCTCAGTGAGAATGATTCCAAGTCTGTGTCGCTCCATGAAATCCATGTCGCGCGGATCGCGTTTAGTAGCTTTCATTGCCGTATTTCGTCAGAATGGAAGGTCATCGTTGCCGCCGTCATCCCAGCCGCCCGCCGAAGGCTTCCCGCGGCGCTCCACGATGGGGCCGTCGCTGGCCTCGCGCTTGCCGCCAACGAGCGCGATTTCGGTGACGGTGATCTCGGGCGCAGTGCCGCGCGTGCCGTCGCGCTTCTCAAACTGGCGCAAGCTGAAACGGCCCGTGACGCCGACCGGCGTGCCCTTCTTCAAGTAGGGCGCAACGCCCGACTTTTTGCCCCAGATCACGAGGTCAAAGTAGACGGGCGGCTCGTCCTTCTTGAAGCCGTTGACGGCGATCGCGACGTTGCACACGCGGTCACCGTTCTTCGTGTCACGCACCTCCGCGTCACGCGTACACCGGCCGGTCACGGAAATCGTATTCAGATCGCTGCTCATGTTGCCTCGTCTTCTCCGCTCTCGCGGTCCTTCTGCATCCGCGCGATGATCGCGCCCTTCGTCTCATCGATGCGCGCCTTCGCGGCCTTGCCTGCCGCGCTCACGCGCTCGCGCCCCGCCGCGCTCAGCGACGGCCACGCAGGCGCGACAAGCTCGGCCCGCAGCTGCGCGAGCTCGACGTCAGTCGACGCCACGTCGAGTGCCGCGACGATGCGCTCAGCGCCATCATCTGGCGGTGTCGCGGGCACGCCCTCCACGACGGCGACGTGCTCGACGCGCGGCTCCTCGTCGTGCTGCGGCGCGCTCAGCTCCTCGCGCGTGTAGACGCTGCCGGAGAACGCATCGGCGGCGTACGCTCGAGCACCGGCCGTGATGGCTCTCGCACGCAGCATCGCGCGCGGGTACTTCCTCCACGTCGCGCTGTTCCACAGGCCCGCACGCTCGGCGTCGGCGCGCGAGAACGTCGACGTGTAGGGCGCACTGCCGGGACGCGTCAATCGCACGCTGGCGCACTCGTCGTCGTCACGCAGCCACTCGAGGCCGATGCCGTGCGCAAGCATCCTCCCCGAAACGAAACTGGCGTCCATGCCGAGGCGCCCGTTCACGAGGTAGAAGCTGCGCAGGCTCGCCATCGGCCCGACGCCCAGCTCGCGGCCTGCGAGGATGACGGCGGCGACCTGTGCCGGCGACTTGAAATGATCCGGGATAAACCCGCCTCGAGCAGCGGCCAGCGTCTCCGCGAGCCGCAGCACGTCAGCCAACGACGACACCATATCCAGACCAGCGACCTTGATCTCTGCACTCATGATTGCGTCCTCCACTTGCAATAGGCGCGAGCACTGCTGTCCGCGCTCATCCTGATGCGCTCTGCCAGTCGCGGCAGGCGCGCCCACCGGTCATCAGCGTCGGCTCCCAGTACCGACTCCGCGACCTGCTGGCTCATCGCGGCGATAGCACGACTCACCAGCGACCGCAACTCGTCGCTGCTCATGCTGACGCCGCGGAACTGCGCGCGCACGCGCTCGCCAATCTCGAGCATGGCGGCGCTCAGGTCCGCGTCGTCGCGCGCGGCGATGCCGACCTCCGCGACGTCGAGAGTCGCCGCAGCAGTCGGCCACGCGTGCCGCTCGCTGTCGGGCACTGCGCCGATGATCTCGCACGAGTAGAGCGCCTCAGGCGTCAGCTCGTCCACGAGGTCGCCCTCGTCCAGCCCCAGCGCATCCTCGCGCGACGTCGCCAACACGCTGACGACGTACTCCGCGCGCACGCGCACCCAGTACTTCGACATCACGACGGCCTCCCCGCAGCCGCGATGCGCCGCCGCAGCTGGCAGCACGCGGGGCACGCGCAGCCCTCGCGGACGGCGACGAGCGTGGCGACCAGCCCACCGTGAGGATTGCTTGGCGCGCGCATCAAACCGCACCGTCGCGCTGCGCGAGGTAGTAGATGCGGCCCGCGGACTGGCGCGTCGACTCGACCGCGGAGGCCAACGCCGCCTCGAAGGTCGCGCCGGTGCCGGTGCCGACGATGGACGTCTCAGTCGTCACGTCCACGATCCACGCGTCGACCGCCGCGCTCTTCACGCTGCTGCGGTACGCGCGCATCGCACGCAGGCCCAGCTCGCTCATCGTGCTGTCCATCATCTCGCCCATCGTCATCGTCATCGTCGTCATGGTGTCCTCGCTGGTGGTGATGCTGACGGCCTCGTCAGGCGACGCGTCACGTCGCGACCGGCGCTCGCGTAGAGCGCGCGGTTTCGGCCTAGTAGCGCTCGCCGCGTGCTCGACGCGCGTCGCGCTCTGCGATGTACCGCTGCCGGTAGTCCTCGCTCGCGCGGCCAAGGAACGCGTCGAGGCGTCGCTGGTCTGCTGCCGCCCACGCGCCGTCACCGTGCGCCGCGAGGACGACGTCGAGTGCGCGCTGTGCCTCTCGGTGCTCGCGAAACAGCGTCTCGCGGTACGCGCGCTGATCGCCTCCTGCGAGGTACGCGTCGCGAGCCGCGTCGATGCGCTGGCGCGTCGCCTCGTGGATGGCATCGACCTGCGCGCAGACCTCAGGGCCAATCGCTGCTCGAGCGCGCAGGCGGCACGCCTCGGCGATATCGGCGCGACACTGACGCTCGTGCGCCTGCAGCTCATACGCGCCTGCGATGGCGTGCGCGGCCTCCGTCATCGAGCGCCCGCGGACGTCGGCGCAAGCAGCAGCGAGAGCGCGCTCTGCGTCGGTGATCGCGTCCAGCGTCGCGCGCAGGTACGCGGTGTCGTCGCCGCCGCTGCGCCACGCCTCGCGCGCAGCGGCGACGGTAGCGGCGCAGGTCGCGTGCGCGGTGCCGATGGCCACGCCGAATCCCGCGGGAAACTCGCCGTAGCGCAGAGCATCACGCACGCTCACGACGCCACCTCGAGGTCGTCGGCCATCAGCGCCTCGACGTCGGCCTCGCTGGCGGCGTCTGCGACGAGTTGCGCAATGTACGTATCGCGCACGCGGTCGATGCTGTCAGCGTCGGCAACGAAGCCGCGGCTCTCAAGCTCATCGCGGACGGCGAGGGCGCTCCAGTCGCAGGCCATGTATCCCGCCTCAGTGGCCGCAGCGAGCAGCGCGCGGGAGACATTGTCCTCGGTGACGTCCCGGTGCTCCACGAGCATGGCCGAGCAATCGGCGGCGAGCATCATGTCCGCGATGTGCTGGACGTCGTCGTCCGTGGCGACGCGCACCGCGCGCACGTCGAGCTGCGCGCGCAGCGCCTCGACGGTCGTCTCGAGCGCGGCGGCAGCCTCGCCGCTGCCCGCGTAGCCCGCGTCGATGTGCATGGCCTCGACGGCGTCGGCGTCCGTTACGCCCTCGTAGATGCCGAGGCAGTGGCCGGTGGAACGCGCGGTGATCTGGTAGCTGGTCATTTCGTCCTCGCTCTCTGTGATGCGACGGTCCCTAACCGCCGACGTCGTGAGTTCTACGCTAAGTGCTAGCAGCCGTCAAGAAAATCGTCGCGATCAGGCGTCGTCGTGCGTCCACGCAAGGTGGTTGAGCACGCGCTCCCGCTCCTCGGGCGACAAGGAAGCCAGCACCTCGTCGCGGACGTGCGTGGTCGTGAGCCACCGCTGCTGGTACACGTCCCAGACGGTGACGCTCCCGTCGTCGTGGTAGGTCGTGGCGTAGCGGCTGGTCGTATTCGTCGTGGTCGTCATGGTGTCCTCGCTCTTCGTTGCGTCGCGGCCCCTCGCCGTCGACTCCCTATGTATAAGCCCGGAGCTATATCGCGTCAAATATTATTTCGCGCGCCGTGCGAAATATTTATTTCGCGCGCTAGCACTTGGTCGGCTTGCGCGATGCTAGATCGGCTGCTAGCCGTCGCGGCCATGCCTGACACGCCATCCTCGAAACTGCCCGCCCTCTTCGTGCGCCTCCCTGTCGCGACGCACGACCTCCTCCGCGACCTCGCCGCAGCCGCCGACGAGTCCGTGTCGCGCTACGTCGTCACGCTCATCGAGCAGCAACGCGTCGGCGGGCCGCAGCTGCCGCCGCGTCACCCTCGAGGACGCGAGCGCGTCGAGGTCATGCCGCCCGTCGAGGTCGCCAGCGACGAGCCCGTCAAGCGCAAGCGCGGCAGGCCGCGCAAGGTGCCGCTCGCGGACGCCGTCATCGTCGCGACGCCGCCGCGCAAGCGCCGCGCGCGCGTACCGCTGGAGGCCGCGCCAGCTATCGAGGCCGCGCCCGTCGAGGAGCCGCTCGAGCAGCCCGTCGTCGCCGCGCCGACCTCGTCGCGCACTGACACGCTGGACCGAATCCGCGCCGCGCTGGCTCGCCTCGAGGAGCCGCCCGTCGAGGAGCTGCCCGTCGTCGCTGGCGAGTCGCGCGTCGTCGTGGAGGACGCGCCATGAGCCCGCACCGTCGCCGCTCGCTTCTCCTCGATCTCGCCGTCGCGCACGTCCGCGAAGCGCGTCTCGCTGCCCGCCTCGTCGTCGGCGCGCTGCGTGACGCTGCCATCGCCGCGCTGCTCTCGACGCGCGCAGACGACGATATCTCGCTGCCCTCCTGGCGGGCTCATCGCGATGCCTCCGATGATGGCCTGCCGCGCATGACCGGCCGCGGAGGTGACGCGTGACCCGCATCCTCGATGACATCGTGCTCGGCGCGCTGCTCGCCGTCATCGGCTTCGGCAGCTGCTCAGCCTGCGACACCGCGCAGGCGCAGGACCCGCCGGCTGCTGCGTCGCAGGACGCCGCCGACATCGCGCGCTGTCTCGTCGCGGAGAGCTCGCGCGCGGAGGACTGGCCGGCCATCCTCGACGTGCTTGAGCGTCGCGCTGCTCGAGGCGGCATGAGCGTCGCATCGATGGCGCGCCGCTACTGCGCCGTGCACCGCGCTGCGCGCCCGTCGCTGCGGCAGGCCCGCATCCGCGCGCTGCCAGAGGGCGGCACGCCGCGCTTGCAGCGGCTCTACCAACGCGCCCTCGTCGCCGTCCAGCGCGGAGGGCCGGGGCGCTGCGACGCGGAGCACTGGGGCGCTGCGAGCGGCGACGACCTCGCGCGCGCGTTGCGGTTAGGATGGAGACGCGTCAACTGCGGCGACACCGCTAACGCGTTCTGGCGCTTGCACTGAGCACGTCGTCGGCGTAATTACCTCGCGGACCAGCAGGTCGACGCCGTCGCGACTCCCTACCCGCGACGAAAGGCGTTTAGCTGCTGGTTCTCTTTTTGTCGATTGCCGCTTGACGCGCGCGCCCTTCTATGTAATCCAGACGATTGCACGCATTGGTACAACGTGCGCAACAACAGGCCCCCGTGCGCTACCGACGCACGAGGGCCATTCACCGCCAACAGGAGTGACAATGCCCCGTAGACGTAACCCAGAAATTGACGCGCGGCTCGTGGAAAATCCACGGCTGCACAACTTCAACGTGCGGCTCAACGACGACGAGCGCGACGCGCTTCGACGCGCAGCTGCCGCCGAGCACCTGACGCCGTCTGCGTGGCTGCGCCGCACGGCCGTGATGGCAGCTCGAAAGGCGGGTGCCTGATGGCTGCTGTGACGGTCGACATCACGCGCATCCGGCTTGACGGCGGGACGCAGATTCGTGAGAGTCTGTATGACAAGGCCACGCTGGACGAGTATTTCGACGCGGCCGAGGCGGGTGCGACGTTCCCGCCGATCCACGTCGTGGACGACGGGAACTCGTTGTGGCTGGTCGACGGCTTCCACCGCCACGCCGTCGCAATCCGTCGAGGGCAGCGCACCATCGACGCGCATATTCGCGAAGGCACGCTCGAGGAGGCGCAGTGGCTGGCGTGCGCGGCTAACCGCGGCCTCGCGAGGACGCACGCCGACAAACGGGCGGCGGTGCTTGCGGCGTTGCGCCATCCGCGATCGAAAGGAAAGGGCGACCGTGCCATCGCTGCCCACTGCGGCGTCGATCACAAGACAGTCGGCGCAGTGCGCAGGACGCTGACCGAAAACATGGAAAACTTGGAAGTGGGGAATTTCCCCAGTTCTAAGATCGAGGCCGGTTCTGGTAAGAAGCTCACCGAAAAAGGACACGTCGCGACGGGCCATTCGCCGGTTGCAAAGGCTCGGAAAGACAAGGCTTTTGAGGACGCGACGCCGCCCGCGAAGCCGCTTGCGCCCGTCCAGCCGGTGGCCGACGAGGAGCCCGACGACGACGGCTTCGACGGCCACGACGCCGAGCTCGAGGACGACGTCGCCGCGGAGCCGGAGCCTGCGAAAGTCGAGAAGCCCGCGGTGCTCTGCGACCATCAGGGGCGCGAGGTGCCGCGGTGCCTGATCCACAAGTGGACGCTGCTGACGCGGCAATACGAAGCGACCGTCGCGACGATTGTCGCCGCGAAGAATGCAGCGGGCCAGCACCGGGCTGCGTTGACGCGGGCGTCGAAGACGATCACGAACGGCGCGCTGGTGCGCCATGCCGACCTCGACGGTTGGGCGCTGAGCCGCTCGCTCAAGCAGGCCGAAATGTCCGTGGAGCGCTTGCGTCCGTGGGTGGTCTGCTCGGAATGCGACGGCACGGGCGGTGAACACCCGGCCTACTGCAACCCCTGCGGCGCGACTGGTTGGTTGTGCCCCGAAGATTTCCAGCAGCGCGTTGACGGCGCCAATGCGCGCAACGGCAAGCGAGGTGCGCGATGACCGTGACGCTCCGTGATTATCAGGTCGAAGCCGTCGAAGCTATCGAGCGCGAGCACGGTGAGAAGGGGCTGCGGTCCACGTTGATCGTGCTCGCCACGGGCCTCGGGAAAACGACCATTTTCTGCGAGTGGGCGCGGCGTCGTCATGCGCGCCACGGTGGGCGCGTGCTCGTCATCGCGCATCGCGAGGAACTGGTCAATCAAGCCGCTGAGCGCCTGCGGAAGCAAATCCCCGGCGCGCAGGTCGGCGTCGAGATGGCAGGGCAGCACACGTCGTCGCTGATGCCGCAGCCGTTCGTCGTCGCGAGCGTGCAAACGCTCTCGATGGCGAAACGCTTGCGGCGGTTCAACCCGTGGGACTTCACCAGCGTCATCGTGGACGAGGCGCATCACGCGACGAGCAGCAGCTACCGCACCATCCTTGACCATTTCCACGCGGCGCAAGTGCTGGGCGTGACGGCGACGCCTGACCGTCGCGACAAGGTAGGCCTCGGCCACTTGTTCGACTCATGCGCGTACCGGCTAGACATCTTCGATGGAATCACGCGCGGATTCCTTTCGCCAATCGTCGCGAAGCAAGTCGTGGTGGAGCACCTTGACATTACACGCGTTCGCTCGCGCGGCGGCGACTTGACGGCCGCTGATCTCGAGCAAGCGATGAACAACGACCGCGTGCTTCACGAGATGGCGGGGCCGCTTGTGCAAGAGGCGGGATCACGCAGCACCATCGTTTTCACGCCAACGGTCGCGCTCGCGCAGGCGCTGGTGACGGTGCTCGCGGGCTACACGACAGCGCGCGCGGCAGTTGTGCACGGCGAAACGGAAAGCGATACGCGCCGCCGCATCCTTGAACAGTACGACCGCGGCGATATTCAATTCCTCGTCAATTGCGCCGTGCTCACCGAGGGATTCGACTCGCCGCGCACAAGCTGCATCGGGCTTGCGCGCCCGACTGGCTCGCGAGCGCTGATGACCCAGTGCATCGGCCGCGGCACGCGCCTTTATCCAGGCAAGGAAAACCTCCTCGTCATCGACTTCGTCGGCATGGTCGGGACGTCGCACAAACTGTGCACGCCCGAAGAAGTGCTGATGGGCGAGAACCCACTGCCGGAAATGTGGCAGGACCGTATGCGCGAGCTTGCGCAACAGGGGATGAGCCTCGACCGCGCGTATGCGCAGGCTGAACGCGAAAGCAAAGAGGCTGAGCGAGCCGAGCGCGAAGCCGAGCGCTTGCGAAAAGAGGAAGAGCAGCGCCGTCGTCAAGCGAAGGTTTACACCGAGGCGCGCTACGCAGCGCAGCGCGTCGATCCCTTCGGCAACAACTTCGGGAACGCGCTGGTCATCCCGCCTAACGACGGCGGCGCGCCGATGAGTGAGAAGCAGCGGGAGCTCTTGCAGAAGTTCGGCATTAGCAACGCGACGCTATCGAACAGGCAGGCGCAGCAGCTCATCACCGCGCAGTTCGGGCGCATCAAGAAAAACCTGTGTACGCTGAAGCAGGCTCGGCTGCTCGCGAAGCACGGCTACGACACCAGCAACATCACGCTTTTGCAAGCGAGCGCGCTCATCGACGCCATCGCGTCAAACGGCTGGGTGCGTGGCAACGGGCCAAGGTTCGACCAGCCATGAAAAAGTTGTTGACGGACCGCGGGCCGTATTGTAGGACTGGCGCGGGCAGTCAGCCTCGAGCTGGCTGGGTGGACGTAGGGACTCCACCACTTCGCGAAGGCGACCGAGCATACCGGCGACGGGGTGCGAGGAGGCCGAGCAAAGACACCGCCCCCCGACCAGAAACGAAGCGCCCCATGCGCCGACGACTGGGCTCCGACAAAGTGGTGATCTCACCACAACGTCGATGGGGGGTAGGGGGGTCTTGCTCGGCTCTCTCGCACCCGGTTGATGGGGAGGCGGGCGGCGCTGGCGAGGGGGACGGGCGGCGACGGGGTCGACGGGTAGAGAGTGCCGGTGCCGGTGCTGGTGCAGCTCCGTCGTCGGTGGGGAGGACGCGATGAGTGATGACGCTGCACGTAGGCTCGACCCTGCGGGCTCTGCTCTCGAGCAGGCGTGGCTGGACGTGGTCGAGTGCCACGACGACGAGGTGCACGGCCAGCTTCACGCCGCCATCCAGACGACGGCGCTGCTGGTCCTGACGCGCGAGATATCCCTCGGATGCGCGCTGGACGAGCACCTATACGTCGAGGCTGCGTACCGCTGCGGCGTGCACGTCCGCGAGATTCGCTCGCGGCTGGCTGCTGCGATGATGCGGGCGCGCATTCACGAGAGCCCGCGATGACGGCGCATTGCTTCGTTGCTGACGGCTATCGCGAGGACGGCGAGCCGCGTCTGCGCTGCGCGCGCTGCGGGATGCTCGGTCACTGGGCAGGCGCTCGCGACGCGTGCCCGTACCTGTGCCACGCGCGCTACCGCATCCACGCGACGCCATCGGCTCCGCAGCCGGTCGTGCAAGCCAACGGCGCGAGCACGCACTGGGAGGGGCCGTACGCGAAGAATCGCTGGTCGACGTGCGCCCGCTGCTCAGCGCGCTTCAGGCACCCTAAGCGCTTTCGCATCATGTCGTTCTGCGGCCCGATGTGCGCGCGCGATAATCAACTTGAGCGCAATCGCGCGGACGCTGCGGCGTATCGCGCGCGGCAGCAGGCGCGGTCGTGATGCGTTACCTCTCCGTCTGCTCTGGCATTGAAGCGGCGTCGGTCGCCTGGCACGGCCTCGGCTGGGTGCCGGTCGCGTTTAGCGAGATCGACCCCTTCGCGAGCGCGGTATTGGCTGAGCGCTTCCCGCACGTTCCCAACCTCGGCAATATGGAGGCATATCGTGATTGGCCGATCGAACAGGGAGCAGCTGACGTTCTTGTGGGAGGAACTCCCTGCCAAAGCTTCAGCGTCGCTGGACTCCGCAAAGGGCTCGACGACCCCCGCGGAAACCTCGCCCTCGTCTATCTTGGCATTCTTGAAAGACTGCGGCCTCGCTGGTGCGTCTGGGAAAACGTGCCCGGTGTTCTGTCAAGCAACGGAGGACGGGACTTTGGTGCCTTCCTCGGGGGGCTGGCGCAACTCGGGTACGGGTTCGCCTACAGAGTGTTGGACGCTCAGTTCATCCGAGTGGAATCACACCCTCGTGCCGTCCCGCAGCGACGGCGACGTGTCTTCGTTGTCGGGTGTGCTGGAGGAGACTGGCGCAGTGCCGCAGAGGTTCTTCTTGAGCCCGAGGGCGTGCGAAGGGATTCTGCGCCGCGCCGGGAAGCGGGGAAAGGCTCTCCCCGCAGCCCTTGGGCAGGCGCTGAAGGCCGCAGTGGCGAAACGGTAGACGCGCCCTCGTTCTCGTGGCCCGTCAAGGGAGCAGACCCGATCTCCGCGCACGAGCAGCACACTTACACGCACGAGGGCACCACGTTCCGGCTGCACAACGTCGTCCCCGACGTGGTTGCGTTCCAATCGAACCTCGGCTCGCAAGGCGGCGAGAAAGCTGTGATCGCACGGCTGCTCGCGAGCGGGCGCTACACGGAGGACAACGTCGCGAGCACCGTCGCCGCGCAAGATTACAAGTCGGCAACGGATCTTGTGGCGACGTCATGGACGCCGATAGCACCACTCCCCTTTGACACGAACCAGGTGACGAGCGTCGCAAACCGAAGCAACCCGCAGCATGGTGATCCCAGCCATCCGCTCACACGTTTTGGCAGCGCGCCGACTATTGCTTTCGCTGCGCCGACGATGGCGGTGCGTCGCCTGACGCCACGCGAGTGCGAGCGGCTGCAAGGCTTCCCCGACGACTGGACGGCGATCACCTACAAGGGCAAGCCCGCGAGCGACGGGCCGCGCTACAAGGCGCTGGGGAACAGCATGGCCTGCAACGTCATGCGGTGGATCGGCCAGCGCATCGCCAATCACGAGAGCGGCAATGTTTGACGACGACGACGACGACGCGCTGCCGGCCTACGTCATACCGCATCACTGGTGGCCCGAAGGCACGCTGCCAGACGGCAAGCCGCGCGTGAGGTGCGTGCGCTGCGCCGTACTCAAGCACTGGCCAGCGGCCGATGCGACTTGCGTCAAGGTGCAGCTTGACACGCCAGCGCTGGGTGAGACGGAGCCGTTGCACGCGGGCCAGCACGAGGGGCCGTACGCCGTTGAACTGCCGCGGACGTGCCAGACGTGCTCAAGGCCATTTCGCAGACCGAAGGCATGGAGCAAGTGCCGGACGTGCTCGCCGCTGTGCGCCGTCGAGCTGAGGCGCACGACCAATCGATTGGCGCGACGGAGGCAGCGGTCATGAGCGCGCATGACTGGCACGACGAGGGCCGCAGCGACCTCGGTGAGCCGCGCTCCCGCTGCCGGTATTGCGGCGTCATGGCGCACTGGCCGCTCGCGGAGGATGCGTGCACGTCGGCGCGACGCGCGGGCATTCAGCGCAGCAGCAAGCGCAAGGCGTACGCGCGCAAGCGGCCGCAGCCGTCGTCGGGCGTCTGGGCAGGGCCGTATCGCGAGGGCGAGCCGTCGCGCGAGTGTCGGCGGTGCGCGGCGACGTATCGCAGGCCGGTGACGATGACGCGCTGCGAGTTCTGCGGGCCGCTGTGTGCGTGGGAGGCGTCGCGCACGTCGCAGGTGGAACGCTGGGCGAAGCAGCGCGAGAGGCGTGCTGCGGCGTCGCGCGAGAGGCGTGCGCGATGACGGCCCAGCTGCACGACTGGCAGGCGGCAGGGCGCGACGCGATGGGCGTCGAGCTCGAGCGCTGCGCGTATTGCGGCGTCATGCGCCACTGGCCCGCGGCGACGCAGCCGTGTCCCGATCACGACCGCGGCGCAATCAAGCGCAAGGAGCGCGCGCGTAAACTCGCGCCAACGGCTGCGCCGCCATCCACGTTGACGGCGTGGCCGGGCCCGTATCGCGACGAGCTGCCGCGACTGTGCGTCGGCTGCGGCGTCGAGTTCACGCGGCCCGTGTCGATGCGCCGCTGCGATTACTGCGGGCCTGCGTGCTCCTACCGCGCGCGGCGTGCGTCCATCGCGGCATCGCAGCGGCGCTACGAGCGCGGCAGCGGGCCCGCGCCGATGGTCTGCAAGCACTGCCACAAGCGCTTTCGGTACGCAAAGTCGTTGCGCCGACTGGCATACTGCGGTCAGGATTGCGCGCATCAAGCGCGGCTCGTGCAGCAGCGCGAATACGACAAGCGACGTCGGGCACCGGTGCGCGTGGAGGCAGAGCGATGCAACTGATCATCTTTGACGGGTGCTCTACGTGTCCATTTCTCGGCACCGATATCCGAGGCGTCGACTCGATGACCATCGAGCACGCCTGCACGGTCAGCGACGACCGCATCGTCGTCGCGTCGCCAGACCTTGCGACGGAGCCGCCGAGCGTGCCGCCGCGCTGGTGCCCGATGCGGCTCGAGCGCGTGACCGTCGAGCTGAGCATCCGGCCCGACAGGACAAGCAACTGATGCCCGGTCAGCTACCGCCGCAGTGCAAGCGGCACCCCGGATTCGTCGCAGGCGCGTGCGGCCGCTGCCAGATAGAGCGCAATCCTTTGCTCGCGACGTCGGAGCGCACATGGACGCCGTCGCAGCGCAAGCACTGGGGGCGCACAAGCGAGCAGGCCAACGAATCGCGCGCGGAGTACGAGCGCGCAGCAGCGCAGCGTCGGGCCGACTACGAGGCGCAGGACGCTGAGCGCGAGTTGAGAGGGCGCAGTCGATGATCGACGTGTCGTTTACGGTGCCGGGGCCGGTCGTGCCGTGGCAGCGCGCGGCGTCGGTGGGAGCGCGCCGATTCACGCCGGCGAAGCAGCGCGCGTATCAGCAGCTCGTAAGGATGCACGCGCTCGCCGCGCGCCCTCGCGGGCCGTGGCTGCCGTCGAAGGCATCGCGCTACCGCGTCGACGTCGAGGCGTACCTGCCAGACGAGAGGCGACGCGATTTGGATAACATCGCGAAGACCATCCTCGACGCGCTCAACGGCGTGCTCTACCTAGACGACTCGCAGATCACGACGCTGCTCGTCGCGACGCACGTCGACCGCGAGCGGCCACGCGTCGAGGTGCGCGTCGTGGAGCTCGAGCGCGTCATCGTCGCGAAGCCGCAAAGGTCCAGAGCTGCGCGCGTAACGTCCAGACCTCGCGCGCAAACGTCCAGAGTCGAGGGCGACGCGTCGTGAAGAGGTCCGGACTTAGCGTCGACGTGCGCCAGCTGCTCGAGGACCACGTCAGCGAGGTCGCGCTGGTGGACGCGCTCGACGCGCAGCCGTACCGCGACGCCGCGCCGGTCGAGACGCTGACGCCGGCCATGCTGCGCGAGCGGGCCAAGCGCAGCCACGAAGCGACGAAGGTCGCGCTCGCAATCATCGCGCGAGAGAACCGCGGCGAGAGCAGCCGCCCACCGTTCAATGGCGTGCTCGCCGCTCTGCGTGCGCTGGACGCCGCGCGCATCGACGGTGCGCCTCTACGGTCGACCAGCGACCCGGCGCGATTCGAGGCGCAGTCCTGGGGCGGCAGCGGGGCATCGCAGGGCGACGCAGCGCAGCGGGCCGTCGAGCGCATCGCGCCCGTCGCGCGTCTGTGGGCGCTCTGCCTCGCGGACGGCTGGACGCTGACGACGTATCCCGCCGAGGTGCGGCTATCGGCTGAGCAGGCGCGGGCCGTCGTCGTGTGGTCGGTGCTCGGCGTGATGGGCTCGCGCTTGCCGCTCCAGCATCCTCAGCCGCGCTTCGGCGAGGGCGTGCGGCAGCAGAAGCCTAAGACGCGCATCGCCGTGCGTGGCAGGCCGCGCAAGGGCGAAGAGGACGTCGACCCATACGAGGAGCCGCTTGCCAGCGACATCGCGGCATACGCGTCACAGGCGTTCGGCGTCGAGGTGCCAGTCGGGCACGTCGTGACGCTGCGTCGCGAGGGGCTGCTAGAGCTATATCGGGCGATGAGCGCGCGCGGGCTGGTCCCGCTCGACAGGAGGCTGACGGCTATGGCTGCGACGCGAGCAACACCGTGGGACTTGCAGGGCTGGAAAGAAATCGCGACAACGTGCGGGTGCAGCGAGCGCACCGTGCGGTATCTGTCAGACGAGAAGTCGCTGCCGGTTTACAAGACCTTCGCGGGCGTGGTTGCGGTGAAGGCCGAGCTGCAGGCATGGATGGCTGAGCACCTTGCGTCGGGCCGACGTCCACCGAAGCCGCGCAAGAGGGGCGAATAATGCGTCAATGCGTGCCTATCATTGCCACGCAATCGGCTTGCGCCGACCCTGTATTGCGTGCGTCCCTTACGATGCGCGGGATTCCTGCGATGGTGATGGCATGAGCAAGCGAGTCGGCAGAGCGCCGAAGTGCGATGACGCTCTCACCAAGCGTGTCTGTGCGCGAGTCGAGGGAGGGCTGCGCCTTTCATCGGCTGTCGCCGCGGAGGGCATTGCGTCGCGCACGCTGGCCTATTGGCAGGAATGGGCAACGCAGGGCAAGGAGCCGTATTGCACCTTCGCGCAGGCAGTCGAGCGCGCGCGCGCATCGTTTGAGCAGCAGATGCTCGACCAGATTCGCTTGCAGGCCAAGCCCACGCAGGCTGGCGAGGAAAGCGACTGGAAAGCTCGCGCATGGTTGCTCGAGCGCACGATGCCTGAGACGTACGCACCCTCGCAGCAGCTGGTCATCCGCGCGCAGGAGGCTGCGGCCAACGACGTGCTCACCGCTGCGCGGGAATGCCTGCCCTCGGAGTGGTACGCGGTGCTGCTCGCGCGGCTTGCTGGCGATGACAAGGCCGACGACGACGAGGCCGACGTCGAGGCGCACTGATGACGGTGCGCGAGCTGATACGCGGTCGGCGGCAGGCGCAAGTGTCGACGCGGCTGCGAGCGGCAGCGGCGCAGGAGCTTGAGCGGCTGCGCGCGGAGAAGAGCCCGTCGCGTGACGACCCGCGCCGCAGGCTCGGCCTCGTGGAATACGTCGCCGCGCTGTCGCCGCGATGGGAGCCGCCGCGTCACCTCGCGCCGGTGGCCGCTCTCTTCGAGCGCGCGATGCGTGGCGAGACGGTGCGTGCGTGCGTGAGCGTCCCGGCGCAGTTCGGGAAGACGACGCTCATCCAGCACGGCATCGTGCAGATGCTCTCGCGTCATCCGACGTGGCCAGTGGTCTACGCGTCCTACAGCGCCGACTTCGCGCACGACCGCAGCAAAGAGATTCGCGACTTAGCGCGTGAGGCTGGCCTGAGTCTGCGCGATGACACGAGCGCGGCGGGACGCTGGCGGCTGGTCGAGGGTGGCGGTCTGCTCGCGACGGGCATCGGCGGTCCGCTGACCGGCTACGCGGCGCAGATCGTCGTGATTGACGATCCGCATAAGAATCGCGAGGAAGCCGAAAGTCGGCGCGAGCGCGAGAAGATTTCCGACTGGCTGCGGTCGACGGCGCTGACGCGCATCGCGCCTAACGGAAGCTGTCTGGTCGTCCATACCCGCTGGCATCCGGACGACCTCATCGGCAGGCTGGAAGCCGATGGCTGGGAGGTCGTGAATCTCCCGGCGATCACCGCCGACGACGAGTCGTTGTGGCCGTCGCAGAGGCCGCGCGAGTTCCTTCGCCAGCGTGAGCGCGAGGTCGGGCCGTACGAGTGGGCAGCGCTCTACTTGGGCCAGCCTCGAGCGCGCGGAGGCGCAGTCTTCTCAGCGACGCCGACGACGTACGCGACGCCACCGGGCGAGCTGACGCGCGGCATCGGGCTCGACCTCGCGTACAGCGCGAAGACGAGCGCGGACTGGTCTGTGGCCGTCGTGATGGGCAAGGCAGGCAGTGGCCCCGACGCGCGGTACTACGTCCTCGACGTGCTGCGCGCGCAGATGCGTGCGAGCGATTTCGCGCAGCAGCTGGCGATGCTCAGGACGCGCTGGCCGCACACCGCATCGCGCATCTACGCGGGCGGCGCAGACCGTGGCGCGCTGGATTTCCTCGCGCTGCCGCCACCTCGAGGCGTGGGATTGCAAGTCGAAGTGAAGACGGCAGTCGGTGACAAGTACTCTCGCGCGACACCGCTTGCCGCAGCGTGGAACGCGGGCCGCGTGCTGGTGCGCGAGGGCGCTGCGTGGCTGCCTGACCTCTGCGACGAGGTCGCACGATTCACCGGGCAGGGCGACGCGCACGACGACCAGATTGACGCGATGGCTGCGGCCTTCGACTTGCTCGCGGAGATGCACGTCGGCAGCGGCGTCGCGAGTACTGGCAGGCGCGTGTCTGCTGACCTGACGACAGACTACGCGCCCCGCGTCGGGCGCAAGAACTACTGGGGCTGACATGACCACTCGCAAGCCACGCACGCAGTCAGCGGCCACCGTCGCCGCAGCTGCGCCCGTCGAGCCGATGGGCACGGTCACGCGCATCCCTGAGATGGGCCGCGTCATCAGGCCGCAATCGCTGTCGGCCATCAGCGGGCGCGCGCTACAGCCGGTGTCGCCGGGGCGCATCAGCACGGCGCTGCGCGAGCTTGACTTCGGCAACTATGAGTACTGGGCGGACATGGCGACGCAGATGCGCCGTGACCCCGTCGTGCGTCGCGCGTACTCGACGCGCCGCTCGTCGGTGGCTGGCCGCGGCTTCGCCGTGCGCATGGCCGACGACGTCGCGCCCGAGATGCGCGGCGCTGCCGAAGAGCTGGTGCAGCTGACCAAGGAATGGCTGACCAGCATCGAGGCGCGCGAGACGTTCCTGATGCGCGTCCTCGACGCCATCGGCATGGGCATCTCGTGTCACGAGCTGGTGTGGTCGCGGCGCGGCGGCGCGTGGATGCCGCAGCCGGTGCCGGTGCAGACGCGCAACTTGCGATATGCGCAGGACTGGACGCTCGAGGTTAGAGACTTCGACTATCAGTGGTATTCGACGGTCAACTATCCCGCGAAGTTTCTCACGCACGTTCCGTGGACAGACCCCGGCCGGCCGATGGATCAAGGCGACTTCCTCGCGGCGGTCTTTTACTGGCTTTTCAAAAGGAATGTTTGGACATTCTGGTTGATCGGCGCGGAGAGATTCGGCAACCCGCTCGTGCTCGCGCAGATGGCGGCGTCGTCGGATAGCGCGCAGCGGCAGCGCATCCTCGACGACCTCCAGCAGCTCACGGCCGACAGCGTCGGTGTCACGAGCGGCACGTCGGATATCAAGATCATCGACCCTGCAGGCGCAGGCTCGACGGGCGTCTGGAAAGAGCTTCGCGCGTCGCTGAACGAGGAGCTTTTCCTCGCGCTCGGCGTCAGTCCTGACCTCTACCTCAGCGGCGCGAATGGCTCGCGCTCGAGCACGGAGACGCGCGACGGCGTGCGGCTCGAAAACAGCAAGCTCGACTCGACGCTGATGTGGGGCTCGATCACGCGCGACGTCGTGCGCTGGCTTGCGTACTACAACCTTCGCCGCGCCGATATCCCGCTGCCGGTCATCGAGACGCTCTTCGATGATTCACTGCCGATCACGCGCGACGCGATCGACACCGGCAGCGTCAAGGTCAACGAGATTCGCGCCTCGCTGGGCCTGCCCGCGTGGAGCGTCGAGGACGGCGGCGAGAACATCGCGAAGATTCAGTTGGCGCCTGCGCCTCCGGGCTCTCCGCTGCCCTTTGAGGCCGCGCCGCCAGTCGAGACGGGCTCGCCATCGGTTGAGGCCGTGACGCCCGCTGACACGCTCGGAGGTGCGTCCGCGGAGCGCCCTTTCTCGACGTCGCCGGGCTCGGCGCATGGGATGCCAGCACTGTCGACGAGGTCGGTGACTTCGCAGACGTCCTCGCTCTCAGCGACGAGGCCGATCAGGCGCGCGTACGCGCAGTCATCGGGCGACCCTACGTCGTCGCCGCAGAAACCACGCTAGAGGGCGTCGTCCGCTTCACGCCCGTACGCGAGGCCATCGCAGCCGCGGCGCTAGGTGGCGCGGACGCTGTGGCTGCGGCGGTGGCTGCGTTCAAGGGCGACCCCGACCTTGAAGCGCTGATTTACGAAGCCAGCGTCAAGAGCGACCTCGCGGGTCAGATGTTCGTGCGCCTCGTGGAGCTCGACCCGCAGGGCGCGCAGCGGCAGCTCGCCATCGACCTGCGGCCCGCATTCCTCAAGATGCCATTCGCAGAAGCGGTGGCCTTCTGGCGCGAGCGCGGAGGCGACCCGGCCATCCTCGAGGAAGTGCTGCGCGCGTATCGTCGCCGCGCTGCGCTTGCCACCGACGAGCAGCTCGACGTCATCTCGCGCCGCGCCGTCGAGGAGATTCAGCGCACGCTTGAAGAGGGCAACACGTTACGCGACTTCCGGCGAGCGATGGAAGATCAGACCATTACGCTCGGCATCGCGCCGCAAGACCCCAGCTACCTCGAGAACGTTTACCGCACCAACGTCGCCACGGCCTACGGCGCAGGACGCTGGACGCAGATGAACGACCCTGACGTGCTCGAGGCTCGCCCGTATAGGCAGTGGCTCACGGCGCAGGACAATCGCGTGAGAGCCAAGCACGCTCCGATGAATCGCAAGGTCTGGCGAGCGGATGACGCGACGTTCGCCAACCTCTCGCCTCCCGCTGGATTCCAGTGTCGCTGCGTCATCACCACGCTGTCGCAGGAAGAACTCGACGACGAGGGCTTGCAGGTCATCACCAGCATCCCTGCCGGTTTCGAGATGACACCCGGCTTCGGCGCGTCGTCTTTTGTGAGGTAATCAATGGCATCTACCGCAACAGCCTTCGACGGCAGCCGCAAGCTCGCGCTGCGCGCCACGCTCGGCGCATTCGCTGACGTCGCCGCTGCGCCCGCGATGAAGTCGCCGCTGCTCGGTGACGCTCAGTGCTCGTGGGTGGAGATGGCCTATGAGAGCGAGTGGAACGGGCACCCCGCGGGACCATTTGAGTTCACCCGCGAAGTGTTTGGCGATATCAAGCGCTTGTACGATGCGAGCGAGCAGCCAGTGCCGGTACTCTGGGGCCACCCGCGCCACGACATGGGCGTGCCGATCGACGCCGCCGGATGGATTCAAGCGCTTGAGGTGCGTGACGGCGCGACGGGCTGCGAGCTTTGGGGTTACGTCGAGTGGACTGACGACGCTGCCAAGCGCATCGCGTCGGGCGCGCAGCGATTCTGCTCAGTCGTCGTCGACTTCGCGCCGATTGACCGCGCGACTGGCGAGGTCGCCGGTCTTGCAGAGCTGTACGAGCTTGGCCTCACGCCGAGCCCATTTCTGCCGGGCATGACGCCCATCACTCTCTCCCGCGTCGGGACTCCGTCGCGGAGGTCAACAAGGAGTCTCGCAATGGATCCCACGAAGGTACTGATGGCGATTGCAACGGCGCTCGGCCTCAAGAAAGACGCGACGCCGGAGAAGATGAAGAAGGCCTTTGACGCGCTCGTGAGCCTCGCCGGTGCGATGGCCGATGAAGAGATGCCCGTCGCCGCGATCACCGAAGAGGTGGTCGACGCCGCGTGCAAGCCGAAGAAGATGGCCGAGCTTTCGCGCATCGCGCGCAGCATCCGCGCGCTGTCTGGCATTGCGCTGCAGGACGACGTCGCCATGGTCGAGGAGGCCGTCTCCGAGGGGATGCCCGAGACTGAGGAGCTCGTCGAGGAGGCCAGCGAGGCCGCTGCGACGATGGTGCTCGGCAAGCTCGTGGAAGCCACGGGCATGGACGAGGCGGGCGTGCTCGCGGCTGTCACCGAGAAGCTCGACCAGATCGCGGCGCTTCTCGTCGCTGGCCCCGTCAGCGGCATGACCGCCGACGCCAACGCGCAGCTCTCGCGCACCAGCGTGGAGCTCAGCGCGCACAAGGCGCGTGCGGTCGAGCTTGCCGCCACGGTCAAGGGGTTGCAGGCGCAGGTCGCCGAGCTGTCGAAGGAGCGCGAGCAGCGCGTCGCCCTCGAGCGCACCGCGCGCATCGACGCCTCGTTCTCGCGCCTGCTCAGCGAGGGCCGCGTCACGGAGGCGCAGCGCGTCGCGTTCGTCGCTGCATCGGAGCAGAGCGAGCAGCTCGCGCTCGACATTTACTCGGCGCTCCCGGCGACCGCGCAGCCGCCCACCGGCTCGCTCGTCACCGGCCCGCGCGCGCCGACGAACACCCTCTCGCTGTCGGCGTCGCAGGACCCGATCGCCAAGATCTTCGAGGCTGACGCTAAGGCCGCTGGCCTGCGTGGCGAGGCCGCGAAGAAGCACGTCGCCGTGATGCTCAGCAAGCACGCGGCTCGCAACTCGGGCGCTTGACGCGCGCTGATATCCACGCTCACTCAGGAGACTCACAATGGCTGCACTCACCGCAATGACCGCGCGTCAGACGCGCAACGACTCGCTCGCTAGCTACGCCACGTACACCTGCACGACCGGCACGACCATCTACGAGGGTTCGCTCGTGATGGTGACGCTCTCGACCGGCCTCGCGCTTCCCGGCGCTGACACCGCGTCGTGCGGCTTCGTCGGCATCGCGACGCAGACGGTCACCAGCGCTGCCGCTGGCCAGACCATCAACGTCAAGTTCGGCCACGAGGAGCTGCTCGGCGCGAACGCGACGCTTGCGGCCATCACGGGCTCTGCGTGCGTGATCTTCGACTCGGACCTCGTGACCACGGCTGCCGCCGCGACCAACGACGTCAAGGTCGGCGAGATCGTGCAGCCTGTCGGCACCACCGCTGCGTGGGTCAAGATCCGCAGCTCGGCGACCGTCTGATAGCGCTATAAGCGCCAACGATTTACAGGAGATTTCAACATGGCTGACTCTTCACACGTCATTAATCAGACTGCCATTGACGCGGCAGCAACGGTGTTCCGCACGATGGCCGACGAGCTGTTTACCAGCTCTGCCGACGAGGCGCTCGTCAACGCAATCTGCGAGACGATCCCCGCGGACGGTGGCACGACCACGTCCATCATCCTCGAGGATTTCCTCGGCAACTGGCTCGAGTTCAGCGGCGCTCGCCAGACTGGCGTGTCGCGCGCTTACCGCCTCAACGTCGCGCTGACGTCGTGGGCCGTGCAGCTCAAGGTGCGTCGCCGCGATGCGGAGTATGACCGCAGCGGCATCGTCGCGGCGCGCGTCCGAAAGTTCATGAGCGCCGCGCAGTCCTACAAGGACTTCGTGCTGCATCAGGGCTTGTTCCTCAACTCGGGTGACGGCCCTGTCGGCTACGACGGAGTCAACCTCATCTCGACGTCGCACCCTAACGGCCCCGCGGGCAACCAGTCCAACAAGACCACGTCGGCTCTCTCGCCGCTTACGTTCGACACCGCCTTCGCGGCGATGACGAGCTATCAGCGTGAGAACGGCGAGCCCTTCCGCATCGTCCCGCGCTACCTCGTCGTCGGCCCGAAGAATCGGCTTGTCGGCAGCGAGATCACGAAGATGGACATCCGCGGTCGCTCGGTCGCGAACACCGGCCTCGAGGCCGCTGCGTCGGTCGTCGCGTCGGCTGGCGTCAGCAACGCCTACAACGGCACGGTTGACCTCGTCGTCAACTCGCGCCTTGTCGGCACGCAGGACGACTACTGGTACCTCGTCGGCGAGGGCCCTGGCGGCGCGAAGCCGATGTTCTTTGTCGAGGGCGCGGCTCCCCGCGAGCAGCTCGACATCGACCTCAGCAGCCCGACCGTCATGCAGAATGACGCGCTGACCTTCGGCCTCATCGCCGATGGTCAGTACGCCGCGGGAATGTGGCCTTGCATCTACGGCGGCATCCTGTAAATCTTCAATGATTTCAAACACTTAGCGCGGTCAATGCGCTGAGTGAACTACAGACCATGCGAGTTGCAGTCGCGCGCAAGCGTGATGGCGGGTGCAATTCCCGCCGATGGTTCCGCTGCACAACGCAGCGTCATCAAGAGGAGATGATTCATGCAACTCGACAATCACACGCCGTATGGGCACGTCGCCGCAAACGCGCGACCTGAGTCACGACTGCTCGTCCGCGTCGTCATCCGCGATGGCCACATGGGTCAGATGCTCAACGACGGTCGCTCGTACGCCAGCGGGACGCACACGCTGCAAATCTACAAGAGCGAGCTGCCCGCGCTGATGCGACTGCTCGAGACGCGCGAGGCTGAGTATCAGACGTCGCGCGCGAATCTCGCGCAGTACGTCGATGCTTGGTGCGCAGAGAACAAGCGCCCTGCGGCCGAGTGTCCGATCACGGCTGAGTCGCAGTTCCGCGCGTTGATGCTGCGCGACGTGCTGCCGCTGACGAGCGTCGAGGTGGTCGGCGAGCTCGACACCATCGACATCGAGCACGAGCGCAAGCGCGCGGCGGCTATCGCGGAGACGGCAGCGCAGGTGTCGTCGTCGTCGGGCGAGCAGACGGCCGTCCTCGCGGGCATCGTGGAGGCGCTCGCGAAGATCAGCGCGCGTCTCGACGGCACGCCGAAGCAGGGGCGCTGACGTGGCTGGGGCGAAGCGCAAGGCCAAGGCCGACGCGGAGGCGTCTGCGAGCGCGCCAGAGGCGCTACAGCGGCCGCTCGCTGTCGGAGAGGTCGTGCGCTTCGTGACCTTCGCTGGCGTGGTCTGCGAGGCTGTGGTGCAGACGCTCGACGTGGACGGCACCGGCCTCACGCGGGTGCTTGTCAAGAAGCCGTCGGGCATGACCTTCGTCACCTTGACATCTGCGGGTGACGCGCCCGGCTATTTCCAGCGCAAGGAGGCGTGACATGGCCCTGCTCACGGACGCTTACATCGAGTCGATGCTAGGCGGCGGCACGCGTGGCCCTGCGCAGTACGCGGCCATTGCCACCGACAGCGGCGCGCGCGCGGCGTACATCGCGAGCGCGGACGCCGTCGTGCTCAGCGCGTGCGCAAAGGGCGGCTACTCGTCGGTGACGCTGTCGCCGCAAGTGCCCAGCAGCGGCGCGGCCTTTGAGCTGCTGCGCCTTATGAGCTTCGGCGTATGGCTCAAGCTCGCGAGCTTCTATGCGCGCGGCATCCAGATTCCCGCGGAGATCGTCGCGACAATCCCTGACCCGTCGAGCATCTATGCGACTGACGGCGTGCGCCTCGACCTGCCCGGCTTGACGCGCGACCCGCTGGGCGGCGACGGCGGCGCAGACATCATCAACGGCACCGAGCTCACGAGCAGCGAGCGCATCTTCTCGACGCGCAGCCTGATTCTGTTCTGATGGCCGTCAGCTACCCACCGGGCAAGTCGCCGAAAGACCTGTCGCGCGCGCTCACCGCGATGGCGCGTCGCACGCAGGACATGACGCCCGCGATGAAGGTCGGCGCGGCTGCAATCAATCGGCTCATCGTCAACACGTTCTCGCGGCAATCGTCGCCTGAGTCTAAGGGCTGGCAAGCGCTGTCGGAGGAGACGATCAAGCGTCGCCGCAAGAACAGCACGACCGCGCTTGTGGACACGGGCCGATTGCGCTCAAGCATCGCGACTGGCAGTGGCGCGCGCACGATCACGTTCGGCACGAATGTCGGTTATGCAGGGTTTCAGCAGTTCGGCACAAAGCGAGCAAATGGCAGCGTGCGTATCCCAGCACGCCCGTTCATGCCGATTACGAAAAGCGGTCAACTCACCGACAGCGCCGACCCCGCGCGCGTCGTCTTTGACCGCATCTTCAAGAGCGTCGGCTCCTACATCATTAACGGGAAGGTGCGCTGATGGCCAAGCAAGCAACCGTGAATGTCAGCACCGTTGGAGCCGATATTGGCTATGGCATCAGCGCCCTCATGACGCTGCTTCTCGCCAACGGTTGGACGCTCGTATCCGCAGGCACGGGCACTGCGGGCGTGCGGCGCACGACTCCCGCGCTATCGCTGGCCGAGTGGATCGCCGCGACGAACACGTGGCAGATCGTCACGCGCGGCTCGGTGTGGTTGACGATCAAGCGCAACAGCGCGACTAGCATCGACGTGCGCTTCGCCGTTGCCGCACCAGCCACGGTCGGAAGCTCGACGGTCGCGGACTCACAGGTCACGGCGGCAAACGAGACGACGTATCTCGCTCAATCGATTAGCGGGTCAAGCCGCGCGCACGCGATTACTGTCGATAGCGACGACAATGCAGCGGGCATCCGCTCGTTTTACCTTGTCTTCACGAACGCCAGCTTCGTTGTTAGCGGCGTGATTGTGTTCGGCGCGCTTGTCAACGGCAGCTACACGTCGACGAATCCGGCTCCGTACGTCGTCTCTTTCGCAACGTCAGGCGCTCCGTTCGTGGTGAACAATCCGGCGTGGCGCTGGTGGTATTCGCTTACGAGCGTGTGGACAGCATCGACGGAGAGTGGTGTCCCGCAAACCGAAATAGCCAGTGTTCGTTTTCTCTTTGCCGGTTCGACAAACACGTCTGGCGTCGATCCGTGGAATGGCAAGGACGTAGCTTTCCCGCTCGTTTTTGGTCGCACTATCGCGCAGACACAGCCGGGTTTCGTGGGCGCTGCTGCCAGCATACTTGGCGCGAGCGTCAACCGCGGGTATCCAAACACGACGGACCTCGCAACCGATGCGCGCGTCTACGTCGGGACGACAAGCGGAAGCTGCCTGATTCCGTGGGCTGACGGCGTCGTCCCGCTCTGAGGCACCATGGCAGATTTTGCGCTGCAACAGACTTCGATTGCGCCGCTCTTTCTCGGCTACGACGCGACCACGCGCGCGCTGACGGCAATCCCCGTTGGCACGCAGCAGCCCGTCGTGCCGGTGCCGCCGACGCCGCTTGCGCTGCCTACGTCGCTGAGCGACACGGCTATTCGCGCGGCGTTGCGCGAGGTCATCGAGGGCAAGATCGCTGGCGTGCGCGCCGTGCCGGTGGGCCTGCTGTCCTGCGATATCGCGGGCGGCGCGGACGACATGACGCTCTCGATGCGCACCACGGCGACTCCGCGCGTCGAGATTGCGGTCGCGTATCCAGTGTCGCCGGATAGGCCGCAGCAGCCCGTCAATATCTGGTTCCGCAGCATCGAAGTCGTGCTGACATATACATATCTGCTCGACTCGCAGGCGCTCTTTGCGGTCGACTATCAGGCCGTGAAAGCGTCAGCCGCGTACGCCAGCGACCTTGTAGCGCAGGCGCTTGCGTGGCCCGGCAAGCTGGCGACGACGTACTCAGGCACGGTCACCGGCATCGTTTCGGGCGTGCTTGCGTGGCAGGGCACGACGGTCCTGCGTGATGATGCGCCACGGTCTGGACAGACCGAGGGCGGCGGCTTGTACCAGCTCGAGCAGCGATTCAGCGGCACGGTCGTGACGACGTCGGCTGTCGCATAAGGAGGCTCCCCCATGACCGTTCAAGTTTCAGCCCTCGGGCGTACGCGAATCGCAGTCGAGGCCGCGTTTGCCACCGACGAAACGGCGACGCCCGCGAACTTCGTGGACCTGCCGGTGGTCGAGAATAGCGGCACCTTCGTCCCGCTCACCGATCACCTCGAGCCCGAGCTGCAACAGCAGTTTCTGCACTCGTACACCAACAGCAAGATGGTGCTCGCGAAGAAGAGCAGCACCCTCGCGCTAACGACGTATCTTGCTGGCACGGGCACGCCGCAGGATGGCAATGACGCGTGGCCGACGTCGTGGGCGCTTGACCGTCTGTTGACGACGCTCATGGGTGTCAAGACGCAGGGCACGCCGCAAGCCGCTGCGACGACGGTGCAGGCTGGCTCGACCACGTCGAGCGTCAACGTCACGGCAGGCCACGGCAACACGCTCGGCAGCCCCGGCGCGGCGTATGCCGTCGTGCTGCCTAACGGGCTCATCGAGGCGCGCGAAATCCTGTCGTGCACTGCTAACGCGGTCGTGCCGAAGGTCGCGCACAGCACGGCTCCAAGCGCTGGCGCGGCCGTGTATTGGGCCACGTCGTTCTCGCTCACAAACAACACCGCGGGCTTTCTCTCGACGCTTCAAATGATCGTTGAAGGCCAAGAGTCTGGCGACGAATACGCGGGCCTTGGAATGCAGGGCACACTCGCGGTCGACATTACGCAAGGCCAGATCGCGAAGCTGTCGACTCAACTGACCGGCGCATCGTGGGTGCGCACGTCGTCGTTCTCGCTGAGCGCGTCGACCATCAGCAGCTTCTCTCCGATTGCGCACATGACGAGCGAGCTCATCCTCGGCACGGGAACGCTGACGAGCACGCAGACGCGGAATCTCGTCTCGCACTCGTCTTCGACGTGGACGCCGGGGATGGCAAATCTTCCGGTCACGTCGCCGGAAGGCCCCGCGAACAGCGGCATGATCGGCTGGAAGCGCGCACGCGGTCGCGCGATTACGGGTCAGGTGCAGGTGTATGACGACACCGCGACCAACTGGATCACCGCGGACACGAATCGCACGGACTTGTCGCTGTTTCAGCAGATCGGCATGACCACTGGCGGCATCGTGCTGTTGAGTGCGCCGACCGTGCAGCTGTCGGTGGTGCCGCCGCGCACGCCAGCGAATGACCTTTACGGCTTTCTCGTCAGCTGGGCCGGTCGCAACGACGAGGCCATCAGCTCGCCGTCCAACGACGCGCAGCGCAGCGCGTTCCGCATCCACGTCTTCTGACGTGCTATCGTCGCGCGGCGCTTGAGGAGGCGCACCGCATGACGCACGAGACAGACCCGACGAAGCACCTCGAGTGCTACGTCAGCTTCGACCCTGCGATTGACCGCGCCGCGATGGGCCGCGACTTCGACGCGCATTTCGGCGCGACGGGCGAGCGTGTCAGCGATATCCGCTACGGCACGCGCGATAAAGCGCTGCTCCGCTTTGTCGCGGGCAAGCGCGCGAGCGTCTTCGTGCTGCGCCCTCTGCGGGCCTACGAGCGCGCCCAGTGCGACAGCTTGCCCACGGCGGAGTCTCGGTGGCTGCGCGCCATCAGCTACGCCCTGGTGCGCGCTGAGGTAGCGCCGCCGCTGTCGTGGAAGACAGAGGCCATCTTCCCGCGCGAAAGCGGCGACAGCAGGCCGTCGCTTGACAGCGACGCGCTCGACTACCTCTGCGAATGCGTGTCCGTCGAGGCGGTCTACGAGATCGGAGCGGTGGCGTACGCGCGGAGTAAGCTCGGCCCTTTCGTCGAGGGCTTTGCGCCTCTGCCGGCTACCTCGGTGTTCGTGCTAGCGCGGCAGTCCCTGTCCCATGCGGACTCCCCCGCTCCGAGCACGTCAGGCACATCGACCATCGACGCGGGCTCGACCTAGCCCGTCCGGAGGCCGCAGCGGTGCGTCAGGCGTGGGACTGCGATTGCGGCGGTGAGCGCCGCGCCCCGGTGCGTCGCGCGGCCCTGAGCGGCCTCGGAGCGTCCGTGGCGCGTATGCGTGACGGCATCGTGCGGATGCTCGGTGAGCCGCCGACGTCGTGCCCGTGGCGCGCGTATGGCGACCCCGTCGTCGCGCAGGCGCTGGTGCTGCGGCGGCACTGGCAGAACGGCGCGGTCGACGTCGACCAGCAGCTCGCGGTCGTGCTCGAGGCGATGCTCGCGATCGACGGCGCGCAGAACCACGTCGATGCGCTCGATATGCGTGCGGAGCGCGAGCGGCGTGAGGCAGAGCGGCGCATGGCTGAAGCTTCTCGGAAGGGGTGACTGATGGCTGACCAAGAAGTCAAAGTCGTCGTCACTGTCGACGCGAATCAAGCGCAGACGGCGCTCAAGCAAACCGCGTCGGCTGCCGAGGAAACGGCGAAGTCGACCGCGAAGGTCGGTGAAGCTGCCAAGACTTCGCAACCAAAGATCGGTGATTTTGGCAGCGCGCTCGGCCTTGCTGGTCAAGCTGTCGGTCAGCTCGTGCCGGGGCTGGGTCAGGTTGTGAGCATTGCTGGCAGTGCGACGGGTGTCATTCAAGGGCTCACGACCGCGGGTCTTGGGCCGCTTGGCATGGCAGTCGGCGTCGTCAGCGTCGCGGTCACGGCAGGCGTCAAACTCTGGCAGGACTACACGACAGAACAGGAAAATGCTGCGCGAAAGATTCGCGAAACAGCAATCCCAGCGTTGAGTGACTTGCGTAAAGCGTTCCTCGATGCTCGAGATGCTGCCGCGGAAAATGCGGAGATCCAAGCGCGCGTCCGTGGTGGTGGCGGCGACATTGGCGATATTGCAGCGGTTATTGAGAGGACCGCACAACAGAGAACTCAACTCGCAACTGAACTGGCTGACTTGAATCGCCGCCGCGTTTCAGAACTCAGTTCCGCGGATATCAATCGCATTGAGGAATTGAATCAGTTGATCGTTGCTGCTGATCGACAGGTCAACGATCTCGTTTCGCGCAGCCGTCGCGTCGAGTCGCAACTGTCGGAAAATGCGCTCTTGAACGCAGAGCAGGCACGTCGTCGCGCCGCAATCGCTGCAATGGTCGAGGAGGCCGAAGGTCAGGGCCGCATTGGCGCTACGCCGGGAGGACGCGGTGGCGGTGGTCGTGCCGCAGCAGCCGAAGCGCCAGCGACGACGCCGATGGG